CTGTTGTGATGCTTGTTAATGCTGTAGTTTGACTGTCTAATTCACTGTTAACATCTTCTAATTCTGCTATCATTAATAGCTGATTTGCTTCTGTTGCAAGACCTGATGTGTTAATTTGAACTGGAGGGTATACAAATAAAGCCATTACTAACCTCCTATATGTTTTGCAGTTAATTTAGCGTTTAATACGCCTGAACCTGCTGTTGGTGTATATGTTAATCTGATTCGATCGAAAGGCATGCTTGTGAATATTAGCTGATGATCGGTGTTATTTATGTCTATTATTATGTCTGATCCGAAATCTAGAGTAAACCAGTCGTCTGGCTGGATAATATCTCTGTCTTTTTCTTGTAAGGCTTCGATGATAATCTGTCCTGTTGGAGTTCCTGTCCAGTCTATTCTTATAGAAGCATTGTCTAGGTTTCGTACGTTCGTTTCTAATGAAGTTATTGATGCTGACATGTCTTCTTCTACTATGATAGGATATGCAGATATTGAATTCTTTCTTGCCAAGGTTTCCTCCTGATAGGTTCATGCTTGTGGCATTAGTTTAGAGTTTTTAGACTCTATAATGGTGTGAGTGTTTTGTATATTACTCTAATAGGTATAAATCATTAGTGATATTAGGTATTTACTCTCTTGTTGCTATTTTTTCACTTTGAGATTTAGCATCGTTAGCTTGGTCTATTTGTTCTAATCCGCCTTGAGTTGTTGGAACTGCTCCATTGTCTTTTATTGCTGCTGTTTGAGCTTGTTCTTTATCTGCGAATGTTTGTTGTAGACCTGTTATGTTTGCTGCTATTAAGGATGAATCTGAATCTAGTTCTAGAAGCATACCTAGTTGTATTCTTTTGCTATACTCCATGTTTTGATTTTCTGATATTTGCTCTATTGCTTCGTTTTGTATTCTATTATATAGGTTTGGATAAACGGATTTTACTGCTTCTACGCCTTCTCTTGTTAAAGATCCGGATTCTAGATCATTAAGGACGGAGGTTGGATTTTCTACAGCTTCTAAGTATCTTTCAAATTTAGCTATTTCTAGCGATGAAGGTTCGAATTTTCTACTGAATAAACCTGATCCTGGTGCTGGATCTTTAGGTATTTTTGATTCTAGAAAGCTAATTGCGGTGATTAAACTTTGATTTACTGCATTCCCTGTGTTAGGTGCTGCTTGACTTTCGATAAGTTGATTTCTTTCCAAATAAGATGATAATGCATCGCTATCTGTTACTAGTTTGTTTAGGTTTTCTGAAATTGCTTCGAATGCTTCTTTTTTTGTTTTAACCTTTTTACGTTTTTTAGTGTTTATTGGCTGTATGAATCCTGAAGATAGGAGGGCTTTTGTAGATGCTGGAACTGCTACTTTTTTTGTATTATTTACAAAGCTTTTAAGTCCTGTTGATATTTTTTTTCCTATTACTGCATTTGCTTTTTCTACGTTGCTTAGTAATACTAGTTTTCTTTTGAAGTCGGATTCTGCGAATTTTTTAACGGCTAGGGTTGTAGCTGCTAAAGGAGATCCGGATATTACTGCTCCCACTCCTAGAAGTATGTCTTTATTTTCTATAAATTTCTTTGAAGATTCTTTAATTTCTTTAGCTATTATTTTTTCTTGTATAGTTACTGCAGTTCCGTAGTCTAAGAATGCATCTTGTAGTTTTTTAGATGATTGAGCTAGTTGAGGAGGTAATCCGTCTATAGTTTTGAATAAGGCTGAACGTACTGATTCAGATACTTCTACGTTTAATTCATTTGTAAAGCTTTTTACGTTAGGATCGAAATCTGCATTTTTTTGTAATCTAGTTTTAATTATATTAATATCTTGAGCTGATATTTTTTCACCTGTTTTTCCCCATTCTTTCCAGCCGTTTATTCTTTCTAGTACTTGATCTGCTTGTTTTTTTATTTCAATATCGCCACTTTTAGCTAGTTCTATGTATTTTTTATTTAAAGGTGCTATGATATCATCTGCTAATTGAGTTTTATTTATGTTAGTTCCTATAAGAGCTAGATCATCGTCTATCTTTTTTAAAGTATTTCCTATATCATCCCCGGTTGTTTTTACTAGAGATTCTACTCTCTTTCGTATTGTGGATACATTATACCCTCTTTCTAGCTTTACTTTTTTAGTGAAGAAATCTGGCAAGCCTTTATAAATCTTTTCTCCCCATGCTGTGCTTCTTAGCTTGTCTTTTTGTATTGCATTGAATCCTGCTAATTCTGCTGCGTTTTCTGCTTTATCTACTACGTTTGATATTTTCTTAGATACGTAGTCTACTACTTTTCCGTTTTTAACTACTGGTATTATTGCTGATCCGACTCCGAATACTCCGCCTACTGCTCCGCCGAATATGGCTCCTGATCCAGCATGGGCTAGAAGGTTTTCAGCGTTGAAATCTGCTTTTCCTAGGGCGTCTTCTTTTAGTAGTTGACCTGCTCCGAATGCTGCGCCTTCTACTGCTGATCCGGTTCCTTTTGATATGCTTTTTACAATCACTTCTTTTGCTAGTTTTTTACGTCCTGATTCTCCTAGGATTTTTGCAAGGGCTTTTGCTGTAATTCCTTCTGCTTTAAGTCCTGCTTTTGCTGCAGTTGCTACTCCTGCTGATGCTGTTTTAGCTGCTAGAGATGTGCCGCCTGATAATAGTGCTGGTGCTACTACTCCTGCTATGTCTCCTGTTGTAGATGCTATAGGGTTTCTGGCTTCACGTTCTCTAAGTCCTGCTTGAGCTTCTGCTGCGGCTTTATCTCCTGCGAATAGGCGTGTTCCTTCTACGAAGGCTTTGGGTGCTATGCCGAATGTAGCTGAGGATATTGCAGATTCTGCGAAGGTTCGTATTGGTGAATCTCCGAATTCATCTTCAAGTTTTACTTCTTGTTCTATTTCTGCTACTTCTTCTGAACTTAAAGGTTCTGTGTTAACGCTTTCTTGTTTGAATTTTTCAGAGTTTTCTGAAATTTCATCAATACCTTCGAAATTTATTTTTTTATCATCGGACATGTTTACCCTTTAATCCCATTTATTTGCTTTAATTAAAGCGTTTATAATTTTAGGTCTTGACATATTTGGATTTTTCTTTTGCATTTGTTCTATTTTTAATTCGTTTGTAGATTTTGGGAGTTGTATTCCTATAGACCTTGCTCTAGCTCTTTTTCCTTGTTCTACTTTTTTTAACAGTACATCTATTTTAGCTCTTGCACTGGAGTCTAGTTGTAATATATCTGTAGGATTAGCGATAATTTGATCTGCTAATTTTTGCTCTGTATCTGTCATTACACCTGGACCGAATAATGCTATACGTAACGATCCTTTTAAGGATGTTTGAAGAGTTTTAGCTTTTGCTCTTAAAGTAAAATCTAATTCTTTTGCTGGCAAGTCTAGAATTCTTTTTAATTCTGATAGACCGTCGTAGGCTGCTTCTGCATCTACTGACTCATCTCTGAATTTATTTATTGCTGCAACATCTGCGAAAGCTCTATGAAATTTCCCATTTCCAACCGGTACGTAGTTTTTAGCCTCTTTTTGATCTAATTTAAGTAGGTCTGTTCTAGTTAGACCTTCTCCTGATATTTGTTTAGCTTGTAAAGCTCTTTTAGATCTGGCTTCTGCTATTTTTTGATCTGTATCTAATTTTAATTGTCCTAGTTTTGCTTGAGCTGTAGCATTTTGTATGTTTAATCCTATTCTATCTAATTTAAGTCTAAGTGCTTTTAGATCGTGCTCTCTTTGTTTATGCTTTTCTGTTAGTGATAGTTTTCTTTTTTCAGATTTTTCTTTTATATTTCTTTCAATTTGTTGATTAATAACATCTATTCCTGATTTATTATTTCCTGAAAAAGCTCCTAGAAATAGGCTAATTCCTGTTAGGATTTTTTGACCAGTGCTGCGAGATTCCCAGTATTCGTCGAAGTTTTGAAAATTAACTGACTTATCTTCTTCGTCCATTTTATCTTGAACTGCTTTATCTTTTTCTGCTTGCTGTTCAGCTTTTTCTTCTTTAATCTGACGAGCTGCTTCTACTTGATTTTCCTGCGTTTTTATTGCATTTTTTTCTTCTTCTACTTCTTGCTGCTTTTTTAACTCTTCTTTTCTTTTATCTTCTTCTAGTTTGTCTGCTATTTTTTGATCTTCAATTGTCTTTAACTGATCTGCTTCTGATTGTTTAATTTCGATCATTTGTTCGAATTTTTCAATAGGTTGAAATGGTTGACCTGCGTCTAGTCTTTTTTGTTTATGATCGATGTATTGCTTTAAAAGATCTTCTTCTATAGATTTCTTTTTAGCTTCTTCAGCGTTTTCTTCTATTTCTTTGTTTTTATTTCTTTGACGTTCCGCTTCTTCAGCTTTATCTAGTGCTATTCTTGCTTGTAGTTCGTCTACTTCATCAATTCCAGTTCTTTTACGTTCTGCTAAGGCTGTTTTTTGTTGATTAACTCTGTCTTGAAATTGCTGAGTTTTACGTTGAGTTTCGTTTTGATCTTCTTGATTTTCTACTGTAGCAGGTAGAGCGTTGTTAGGCTCGGGAGTTAGTGATGTTAGTTGATCTACTGTATCGTTAGATTTTTCATCTTGTGATTGTATTGGCGAAAGTGGGTTGTTGTTATTATCATTCTCCACGCTAGTTCCTTATTTTTTAGATTTTTTAGATTTTTTAATTTTTTTACTTTCTAGTTCGTTAAGACGTTTGTTTAAATATGATTGAGCTGCTAATATTGCTCCGTATCCTTTTGCGTAGTCTACTTGTTTGGTTCCTGTTTCGTCTTCAGATACCATGGATTTTCCTACTGGTCCTGCTTTTTCTAGATCTTGAGCCATGACAGATAGGTGAGATCCTTCTCCTGCTGTTGGTCGGTTTTTGTGACTTTTTTTGTATTCGTATGTAAATGCTTCTAGTTTGTCTAGAAAGTCTTTTGATGTTGCTTTTTTAATTTTTGTTTTTGCATTTTCATCTGATGTAGAACCTGCTGCTGGCGCTGCTCCGGCTGATGCTGCTGATGATGCTACGGATGATAATCCTCCAATAATTCCTTGAGTGATTCCTGCTCTTCCTGCGTTGGCTGCGCTATGAGCTGATGCATTAATTCCTTGAATAGCTAGATGTTGTTCTGTTTGTAGACGTTCGAAGTCTGCTGCGGCTTGTTGACGAGCTTGTTCTATTGTAAATCCTTGTTGTAAATATTGTTGAGTTAATTGATCTGATAGTTGTTGTTCGTCAGAGATTTGCTGTCCGAGAAGTTGTTGAGCTTGATTTCGTTCTTGAATACGTAGTTCTGCTGATTGTTGTGCTATGTCTCTTCCTGCTGTGGCTTGTCCTCTGAGTACTTCACGTTGACGAGATGCTGCGCTTCCTCCTCGTTGTGATTGAGCTACTGCAAGTTGCTGGGCTAAGTTTCGATCTGTTGCGGATCTGAGCTGAGCTTCTGCTAGGGAAGGAGCTGTTCCGTCTGCTTGACCTTGAAGTTGAGTTATAAGTCCTGATCGGTCTTGAGCTGCTTTGTCAGATCGTTGTTCAGCTTTGGCTCCTAGTGCGTCTGATCTGTCTGATGCTTCTTTAGATTTTTCTATTTTGAAAGCGTCTTCATCTATTTTTCTGGATGTTGCGTTAAATTTGCTAGTTCCAAAAAGGCTTTTAACCGATTTACTCATTTGATATCTCCTTATAAAAATATATTAATTCTGAGTCTGATTTTAGTAGTTTAAATCCGTAGTTTAGTATTGCTTTCATTGATGAGTTTATTGTTTCATTTCCACCTGTTGCTACGGTTGTATATAGTTTATTTATTTTTTCTTTTGACTTTTCTTCAGCATGTTTTATACACATGTCTGTTAATTTAGCTGCGTATTTTAATCCTCTGACGTTATTGTGAACAAATACTTCTTGAACATAAATTCCATCGTTTTCGAATTTATAGTTTGCAAAGCCTATGTTATGGATAAATACTGTATGAACATCCTCGAATTCAAGCCGGTAGGCAGCGTACATTGAGTCTAGATCTGTTGGTTTATTTTGTTCCATACTGCCTGTCTGTTGAGATTTTATTAGTTCCTTGTTTAGTTCCTACTTCGAACATGATATTGCTTATTGAAAGCCCTTCTCCTAGGTTTTCTAAGTCTGATTGAATTTCTTCGATTCTTATTTTTATTGATTGACATTTTTGACGAGCTAGGTCAATACGCATTTGATGTACGTTTCCATCTCCTCCGTAGGTAGTTGTTGTTGGATTTCCATATGGAGAGTTTTGTCCGTAACGTGTATCGTCTGTGAAATCTTGCGTGTCTATGATAACTTCCTGTGTAAATGCTTCATTGAAATCATAAGCTATTCGTATTCTTAATTTATGTGGAGATTTATATTCTCCTAGTAGTAAGAGCTTGTAAACACGTTGAAATGCTTGCACTCCTGCGAAGCTGATCCAACCTGATTCTACTACTATATTAACAGAAGATCCGTTATCTGTAAAGGAATTTTCGTTTTCTTGGTAAAGAATTCCGTCAGATCTTAGGTAGAAATAGGTGAAATTGACGTTTATAGCGTTTAAGGCTTCGTGGTTGGTATAGGCTGCCCATTTACGGAAATAGTAGTTATATACTAGTGCTTCTCCGTTTATAGTAGTGAATCTTACTTGATTTTCTTCTGGTACTGTTATTGCTGAAGTTATTGTAAGTTCGTTGAACCCTTCTACTTCGGCTCCTATGTAAGATACTTGTAAATTTCTTGATAGAAGATAAATACCTTTGCTAGATTGGAACATAAGACCGTCTGGTGTTAATACTACTGAGTCTATGTTTATACAGCCGATGTCTGAGCTGACTAGTTCTGGCTTTATAAATGAATCTTGTTGACCTAGATTGTTAGGACCGTCTCCGGACATATAGAATATGGATTGTTCTTTGAATATTACTAGTTTTTCGTCCATGGATGACAGGGCTGTTATAGGTCCGCCTCGGGAATTTAATTGAATTGTTAGAACATCGGAAAATTCTATTGGTTGATCTTCGAATCTTTGTTTTGAATATTGAATTCTGTGTTCGTCTTCTAGTCCTGCGATAAATACTCTGTCTGCAAATGATGTAATTATGCTTGAAGAAGGTGCTGCGATGTTTTCTAAGACTCCACCTGTTGTGTAAAGAATTTCTCTAGATATTAGATCTTGATCTGTGATAATATCTTCTATTGTTACGAAATCTATTGTCGTGTCGTTTTCTGTAGGTATTGTAGTTTCTGATACTTTGTAGAATATTGTTCCGTTGGCTTCAGTTCTGTATAGTTCTACTACTACGTCGTCTTTTTGGGTTAGTCTTAAGGTAGGTATTTGAACTTGTAGAGCTGAGTCGGTTGTAAGTATTATTTCTTCTCCGATTGATGGTGCAGATCTGTGAAGGTTTCCTCGATTGTCTGTCCATACATATATTGCTGAATACTGGTAAGTTCCTGGGTTTAGTGAGGTTTCGTTAGTAGAAGGTTCTATTGTTAAATCTTCTGGAAATATGTGAAATCCATGTTCTACTGTCCGGTTTCCATCATATTGAGTTAAGAATCCTCCGGCTATATGTAATATATCACCTATTTCTTCGTTTTGATAAGGTCTTTCAGGGTTGAAGTCTAATATAGTTTCTGAAACTCCTAATACTGAAAAGAAGTTTGCATTATCTATTACTGTTCTTCCTTTTATTTGATTTGTTAATATTACTTTTGAATCTGATATTTTAGATACTTTAGGTAGGTTAGATACGGGTAACGTGGTTCCTGCTAATCCTGGCGATATTTTCGATACTATATTGCTAAATTCATCTATGATAAAATATGTAGATTGTAAAAATGAATCATGTATTGTGTTTATATGTATAACTCCATCAATTGTAAAAGCTGCGCTCGCTAATGATACACTTCTTGCTAGTACGTTACTTGATAATACATTATTGTTTTCGTCTAATTTTACTATTGTTATAAAATTGTTTTTAGGGTTTTCAGAATCTAAAGTGTCGTATAGTAATGTAGATCCTGTATCATTATTTATTAACGTAATATGTCCTGTATTAACTTCTTCAAATATTTCTTCAGGATTTTTTACTACGGTTTGTCCTGTAGCATTTACAGTAAATTGTCTTATATTAGATCCATTGCTGTATGTAGTTTGAATTATATTATCGTTTAAGGATAGTGTTAGTCCGGAAGAAGCTACTTCTGAAGGGAATATTATAGATGATGTAAATACACCAATATCTTGTAATATTTGTAGAGATACTCCTCCTCCTGATAATGTAACTACTTCTCCATCTATGTTTTGTCCTGATTCTAATAATTGATTATTTCCTCCGATAATAGATAAATCTGTTATTAAATTATTGTTATCTATTAGGGTTATATTTATGTCGGTAGAGTTTGTAGTTATAAATTCAGCTAGTTGTTGAGAATTTATATTTACTGGAGTTAGTATAGATCCTGAGAATATTCCTGATATATTATCTCCGTTACCATTGTTTTCTAATATTTCATTTGACCCTCCTGTAGCTGTTTGAAGTACTCTTAAATTATTCGGATCTATTAATTTTATTAATTTATTCTGTACCGTTCCTGTGTTTATTAATTCTACTAATTCTTCTGATGTTATATTTAAATCATTGTTAAAACCTGATACAAATATTGTAGATCTAGGGTTAAAAAACGCTGATGGTAATAGTCTTTGATCTGGAAAAAGTAAAAAATTTGGACTTACTCTTAATGTTCCTAGTATGTTGTCGCTATCTGAAATAGATATAAGTGTATCGTCTATTTCTTGAGTTCCTTGCTCCATTAAGTCTGCTAATTGCTGTACTGTTATTAAATTTGGAAAATCAGCACTGTTTAAATCTAAAGAAAAAGTTACAGATGTTGGTGAAGTTTGTATCCATGCTCCAGTATTAGTTCCTGTACTTGTTCTATTTAGATCTAATGTAAATCCATCTCCGTTTCTAGATTCTGGATTGGTTTCATCAAACACTACTATTCCTACGAATCCTGATGCTAGAGATAGTACTACTGCTGAAGATGCTCTTGGGTTACTATTAGTTCTTAGATTTGGAGTTATTTCTAAATTAATATTATTTACATTTCCAGAGAATTCTACTATTACTTCTTCTTGATCATTTATTGTAGGTTCATTTATGTTTAAATTTATATTCGTTCCATTTCTGTTTACTGAAACAGTCTCTGGTATGGTTATGTTTTCATTGTTAGTTAAAGTAATAGGTGTATTTGTATTTAATGTCGCTGTGGATACGCCGTTTGCTGGGTTATTAAATCCTGTATTAGGTGTTACGGATATTGTTGTATTTTGAATATCTCCAAGTCCTTCAATTATTACTGTATTTGATGGATTGTCACTTGGAGGATTTACTTGAAATGTTACCTGTCCTGAATCTCTTAAAGATCCTATTCCTTGACTTTGTATCGTATAATTTTCTTGTAATGATACTGTTCTAGCTAATGCTGCTGAGTTAAACGCTACTGCTATAGAGTTATTTACTTGTAATACGTCATAGTTAGTGTTTATAGCTCCTAATGCTGTAGAGAATGTAAATTCTTCGCTTATAATAGATGGATTAGTTATATTAACTGTTTTATATCTTATTTCATTTTCTACTGTATAAAATACTACTACTGAATTTTGTATATTAGTTATTTTAGGATTTGTACCGGATTCTGTTAGTAATACGTCTGATATGATAAAATTACAATTTTCATTGTCTTTTGCTGATAATCTTATTCCTGAATTATCTTGATATGAGAAGAAGCTTATATTTTCTACTGTTACTATATCTAAATTTTGTTTAGTTCTGAAATTTCTTATTATATTTTCAGTGGTAGGAAATGCTGTGAATATTCTACCTTTATTTATCCATCTTTCTATAGATTCTGAGTATGAATAGTAACATGTATTGTTCATTATTCCTAACTCGTCTTCGTATTGAGCTAAATATCTTGGGTTTTCTATTAGTGATTCATTTGGAGTTCTTAAATCTAAAAGATTATATCCTCTTCTTTTTCTTATTTGGTTAGGTGTATCGAATATTACGTTTTCTAATACTTCAAATCCGTCAAGATTTTCTTGAAGATCATCGGTTTTAGTTTCTAGCCCTTGGGAGAAGGGGACTGATATTGTTTGTTTATTTAAAGGCATTTATATTTCCTAATATATAGACCAATTATTAGATCCGTCTGATACTATATTTATAGATTGAAAATTAGAATCTATTACTTTTGATGTTAAAGAATCTATAGTATTTCCTGATACTGGTACTATTGATATATTGTTAGTGTTTGAATTTCCTGTAGCGTCTTTTATGGTGTATATTCTTCCTATTTCTACGTCTGATATTAAAGGTAGAGTTATTGTAATATTTGAAGTATTTGAATTTACTAAAAATATTACATTATTATCAGTATCTGATATGTCTGTACTATTTGATAATTGTCTTGTTTCAAGTCTTGTTAATATAGGATCTGTAGTGATTATTTCAGATCCGTCTGTTAGTCGTACTGCTACTCCTGATTCGTTTGTGTAATATAGATCTCCTTCGAATGCTGATAAGGATGAGTTGAATGGAAATCCTTGAGGTAGTTCGTCTTGTTGAGCTAGTGTTACTAGTTTTAGGTTTAATGCTGCGTTATTATTGAATTGTAAATCTTCGTTTATGTTTAATCCTGCTGTAGGTATTCTTACACCTTTTCCGGATGAATGATCGTGAGTGTCAATTACTTCGAACGCTGCATTTAATTCTACTGCCCATTGCGGTCCTAGTTGTTGTGTAGGTACTGGTAATGTTAGGTTTAGAAATGTTGTTTGTGTAGTTAAAGCCATTTATTTTTCCTGTTTTTTAATTATTGTTGGCGGATGGAGTAGTAATTGCTCTAGATGCTTTATTTTTTCTGCTAAGTCGCTTATTGTTTGTTCTTGTAGCCGAATTACTGAATAGCAGATTGTTATTTCATTGCTTTTTTCTTCTAATTCTTTTAGAATATCCATATGTCTACCGTTACTAGGTGAGAGCATGTTAGAGATAAGGTTCGTGACGGATTTGGATTGAAATCTTGTATATCCCATATACGTGAGTCTGCTCGTTTACGTACTATTGTCCAGCCTAAAGGAGGTCTGCCAAGAGTGTGATGTACTTCGTTAGATATTTCTGGTTCTAGGCATACGTTTTTTACTAGGATTCCGTCTACTACTTCTTTTCGTATTATAGGCTGTATAGCGTTTTGCACGTTTTGCTGAACTTTGTCGAGATTTGAGTCTCCGGTGTTTAGCTTTTTATAATCTTCTAGGGAGTTTGCTCTAGTTGACATTAGCTGCTAGTCCTGCCATAGTAGAATTCGTCGTTTTCAGAGTATATGTCTGATACTGATTCAGGTTCTCCAGCGTCTCGATTGTTTGCTACTTCTTCGATTCTTCTTTTTAGAAGGTCTTTTTCTCGTAGGAGTACTGTTACGTCTGATTCTTCTTTGTTGAGCATTTTAATTGCTGCGTCTACTATTACGTATTCTATCCATCCGTTGAAATCGCAGTATTCGTCTGTGTCTTGTATTAGTTTTACTGCTCTTGGAATGTACCATACACGTATGTCTATTGAATTGTCTGGAATAGGAACGAATCTGATATTTTCTCCTACTAGTCTGTATCGAACATTTACAATTCCTAGGAAATCTCCTGCTCCTACGTGTTGAAATTTATTTCTTTCGTTGAAGTTGAATTTTCTTAATGTGAACCAATCGTCTCCGTTTAGACGTGCATCTAATGCTCTTAATTTGTAAAAGTCGTCGTCTGGGATTACTGTCGATAGGTTATATGATTCTGCATTTGCTGATGTGTTAAATATGATATCTTTTACGTAGTAATCTTCTCCGTAGGATTGAACTAGCATGTCGTGTAGTTCTGCTATGGATTGGTTTATGTAAAAGTCTAGTTCTTGATCTTCAACAAAACATGATTCTTTCATGTCTGCTCGTTCTCTACATCGCTGGCGTATTTCTGATAAGGTTATATTAGCCATTAAGTTTATTCCTAGTGTTAAGAAACCTAGATAAGTTTTTTAGGCTTATCTAGGCTAAGAATTATTCTTCTTTTTTGTTTTCCATGCTTTTGTGTTCAGCTTCGTGATAGAGTTGGTTGTGCTCTTCCATAGCTGCGTCTACCATCATGGAAACAAAGCCTTTTAGGGCTTTTTCTAGACATTCAACGTCTTTTGTTTCTACTGCATTCATAAGTTCATGTGCTGCCATTTTATATCCAGTTGAATAGTCTGACTGAGCACCTTTATGAGCGTACATAGAGGATTGTTCGTTGTAGTCTTTCATGCCGTCGTAAGATTTATTTTTTTTCATACGATCCATAACGTAAGTTATAGCGGCAGTTCTTCTCTTTCGTAAAGGGAAAGGCATACTTCCTCCTTTATCGTTCTACTGTAGTGTTCTTTAGGTTGATCTCAACTTGAACTGTAGTATCTGCTTGAGCTGCTGAAGCTTCGATAACAACTTCTTTGTCTGTTGATACAGATTCAGAAACTGTATGCCATGAAGCTGATACACCTGAAGATGGTTTTGCTCCGAAGAATTCTACGTATCGATCTTCTAGTGTGATTGTGTATACGTTTGAAGCATGAGTTACTTCTTCAATTCCTACACCTTTAACTGATACTACGTCACCTGAAGCGTCTGTTGTAATTCTTGCGTAAAGCTTTTTTACTTCTCTTTCGAGAGATTGCATTCTTTGAAAACGTCTGTTTGCGATAAGGCTACTCCTTGTTAAGCTTGATTTATAGTCAAACTTGTTGTTTAGTCTCGCCAGCCTGTCTGGGGAGCTTTAAAGCTAGGTAAGTATTTTATGCCTACCTAGCTCGTTAATTATATTAAGATAATGCGATAGTTGCGTTAAAGCCTGGTGCTCTACAACCCATTTGAGCGTAGTAACCAACACGTACTTCTACAGCGTCAGCGTTAGACTCTCTTAACATACGAAGTCCGTCAGAATCTAAAATCTTAGGACATTTACCAAGACTGTATAGTTTCCAGTAAGACATAGAAAGCATGAAAGCTCTGTTTTCTGGACAGTTTTGATCAGGAATTACTGTGATAGGTCCACGAGGTCCGTGAATTTTAATTCCTCTGAATCCGATTTCTGGATTGATATGCTTGTCTACGTATTGAACTTTTGCTCCAAGAGCTTTTTCTAGTTCAGAGAATGAACTGTAGCTCATAAAACAGTAATCAGGTCGTCCACCTTCACGTGCAACACGAGCTGCAGCGTCGATTAATGCTTCTTCAATTGGTGCTCCAGAACCGTCGAAACGAATTCCTGCAAGTCTTGTAGCGTCTGCAGATCTGTTAACTCCAAAGAAGTTATCTGTAGCTGCTGGAGAAGTTTCTGGAAGCCATGCTCTAAGACCTTTGATTTTTTGGTCGTAATCACCTTCTTGGAAAGCGAAGTCTCCGGCTGCAACACCAGCTCCGCCATCGATAGCAGTAAGTGAGTCAACAGTTAAAGTACCTAGGTCACGATCTACACCTGTTACAGAAACACGTCCTGATTTTACAAGTCCTGAACCTTCAGTTGAAGAAAATACTAAGTACATTCCTACTTCAAAGTTTGTAACGTCTTCAATAGATGTTAATTGAATAGTTGTTCCAGTTTCAGCGTTTAAAGAAGCTCCACGAGAACCTGAACCGTTTCCGTACATGTCGATTGCTAATGCACGAGTTGCAGATTCGATAGCTCCGTCGATTTCTGTTGTAGCAGCTTCAAGAAATGCGTTGCTGTTACCTTTAGAAGCGTAGATAGTTTCGTTGTCAATAGATGCTAGTGAATAGTCTCTTGCTCTTGTGAGTAAGAAAGCTCGGTATTGACTTGATGTTTTGTTAGCTTGTGCTGTTGCAAAGTTAGATGATCGTCCTTGAGGAATACCAAATTTGATTGGAAGCTTAAGGTTTTCTCCACCGAATTGCTCATACTTTGGAAGCATGGCGAGAAGAGGGTTGTCTCTGTATACCATGTTTTCTACTCTGTCGTTTGTGTAATGTTGTTTCAATACTGGTTGAAACGATGTTAAATCTAATCCCATTTTAAAATTTCCTTGTTTTTTTAGTTAAAGTTAGTTTAATTAATTTTAGTTTCTTTTACTCTTCCCATTTAAGCTGTTTAGCTAGTTCGGCAATAGATTCTTCGCGTGATAACATTCGTTGCTGCTGTGGTGCTTTACTCGTAGCTGCGTGCGAGTTCGACAATGTTGGCGATTGTCTTGATGGTGCAGGAGCTGGCTTCTGCGTGTTGCTCGAAAATTTTGACTTCAATTTCTTTGACTTTTCAAAAAGCTTCATGCTTTCTTCTTCTAAGTATTGCTCTACTTGCATTGCTGCAGTTTGTATATCAAGAATTTCGTTATTTTCTTGATAGTATTCGTCTATGACGTCAAAAACTAGATCTTGAGCTTCGTTGGCTTGTATGTAGTCAAAATCTTCGCTGGAGTTTACGAATTCATTGATTTCGGATTTAAAGTTATTCAATGTTTCGTCATAGTTTCTTTGTACTTCTTTTTCTTCTTTTTCAATTAGCTTGTTGTTTATTTCTTCGTATTTAGCTTTGTAGTCGTTTTGTAGTTCTTCTTTTAATAATTCCATTTGACGTTCTGGTGTTAATTTTCCGTCGCTGAGGATCATGTTGGTTAAGTCTTCGTATGTGTAGCCTGCTTCTTCTAAGGCTTTTATTGGGTTTCGTCTAATATCTGCTGGAACGTGTTCTGGTTCTGCTGGTATTTCTGGCTGTGCTGGAGCTTGAAATTGTGCCATTTTTTCTTCGAATTCTTGCATACGTTGTTCGAATTGCTTTTCTTTGTCTCTAAGGCTTTTTTCTTTTCTGCTTAGTGCTGCGAACTTTGAAGAAAATTGATCTGTTTCTGCTGATTCTTCTTCTTGAGTTTCTGGTTCTTGTAGATTGTTTCCATCTAATGTTTTTTCGTTTTCTGCTTCGATACGTCTTTCTTCGAAGGCGTTAGAAACATCGTTAGGTGTAACTTGTTCTACTGGTACATCACTAGATACTTGATAGTCTTGAGACTGGTCTGACATGGGTATTCTCCTGTTATAATTGCTGAGTTGAGCTTATGCTCGCCAAAATAGGCTGGTATTATATGCTTGTATGTTATTGAGCTGTTGGATCTGCGGTTACTGGCAGTTGTTGCTCTAATAGTTCATTTTGTATTTGCTGCTCTTCTAGTTCAGCGTCTGCCAATACTTGTCCTCGGTTTTCGATTGGAGTGTTGGTTACTGGAATTGAAGTTTGTGCTAGTGGTGGAGGTGGAGCTTGTCCTTCTACAGCTTTTTGTAATAGTCCTTGAGCATCTTCCATCCATCTTCGTAGAAGCTCTAGACGTGAATCTGGAGCGTTTTGTGCTCTGAATTTGAGATATGCTTGTTGACATTTTTCAATGCCTTTTTCAAGATTTTGATAAGGTTCTGGAGTTTGGTATTTACCTTTATCCATCATTAGTTCAATCATTCTGTCAATATCTTCCGCTGCTGCGTTTAGTAGTGTCATGGATGATTCTAGATCTGGGAAGTCTAGTAGTTTTAGTCCTTCTTCTTTGCTGATGAATCCTGCTGTTAGAAGTTCTTGAACGTCTTGTAGTCTTCCTGCTGGAGTGTTGGATAAAGCTGAGGTTGGGAAGATATCCATTAAGAATTGATCTTCGTCCATGTCTACTTCTTTCCACTCGATTGTTTCTATGAAATTTTTACCTTTAGCTTTTACTTTATAGTTGATTTCATCGTCTGTATACATATCACGAGACATGTCAATGATAATTTCTGCTGCGTCTAGGAATGTTTTTTCGAATCTTTGCCCTACTTCTAGAAATCTTTCTGATTCGATGTCGTTAAATTCTCTTAATGCTTTCCCCGATTCTAATCCTGCTGGTTTTGAAGATTGTGCTGATAAAGATGAGATTCCTACTACTTCGTATGCTTTTTGATATAATGTTTCTAAATGGTTGAATAGTTCTGTTGGGATTCCACCTAGAGGTGCGTATTGAGGAGCAGTTCCTGCGTATTTTATAATTCCACCAATTTTATTATTTAAATGAGCTGTTACAATTTTAGAACTTGCTTCTACTAGTAGTTTTGGAATTGATACTAGATGCATAGATACTTGAATTGTTCTTAGGATTTTGTTTATTTCTAGTTGCAATCCTTTAACTTCTTCTGCGATTCCTGATCCCCAAAATCCAATTGGTTTTTCAGTCCACTTGAAGAATACGAATGGAAAATATGATTTAGTATATGCTTCTGTAAATAGTGTTCTGTTTCTAATAGTGATTACATGTCTTCCATCATGCTTTATTGGATTTCCTTCTTCGTCTGTTACTTTTCCTGAAGGTAGGTGCCATGATTCTGTTACTTTGATCATGTCTTCTAGTCGTTGTCTTCCTGAAGATTCTCTATTGTCTATTGAAGTATTTGCTTGATCTATATACATTTCATCGTCTGGAAACATTTCTTTTAGTACTGATTTATGAATGTATTTTACTTGATGAATTTGTCTTGGATCTGTATAGAATGATTCTTGATCGTCTGTTTTGATTTCTTCTGGAAATACTTTTTCACAGCATATGTTTCCATCTTTCTTTACGAATTTTATAATTCCAGTTCCGAATATGCAGCCGTCTTTAAATGCTTGTAGTGATTTAGTATAGTATTCGCAAGAGTTGAAAACTCCTTCGCAGTACTTTGTAAGTTTTTTAGCTTTTTGTTGTAATGTCCAATCTCCGCCGTCTGTTAAGAATGAAGGTCTTGGTTTGTTTTTTGCCATTTTAGAAACTACTGTATCGATCATAGATTTGACGATGTTTAGTGTTACTCTGTGAGACATGTTTGTAGTTGTTTCTGCACGTGAATATGACATTGAATCTATACCGGACATTTCATAGTTTCCGTATAGTTTCATATGCTTTAAATTTTCTTGTGATTTGTATGATTGATCTCTGTCTAGATGGTCTATATATGCTGTTACTGCTTTATGAGCTTCTTTTTCGTCTTCTTTCCACCAGTTAGCTCCGTTATTTTGTACGTTGTGTGCGTATGGATCATCGTATTGAGACATTTATATTATTCCTTAGTTGGATGAGTGAAATAGTAGATCTTCGTATTCTTCTGGAGTCATGGACTCTGAAATATCTGCTAGAGTTTTGGTATCTTCTAGCTTTATTTCTTTCATTTCACTGTTGTCTGGTATGTAGGCTAATTCTGATAATTCGAATGATACGTCTTCATTTTTGAATTGTTTTATCTTAGATTCTTTGCACCATATGATGAAATTTTTAAGTTCGTTTACGTTTTTGAACATAGAAATAGCTCCTAGATATTGCAGGGTTGTTATGTTTTTGGATTACCAGCCTAGATCTGAATAGTCGTCTGGTTCGTTAAAGTCATCTAAGGGATCGAAATCAGGATCATTTTGTCTGCGTTCCATACGCTCGGCTTCTACCGCCTCTAGTTTATCCATATATTCGTTTGTACCTCGGGATGGCTCTTTAAAGGTTTTACTCGCTAGAAAGTGCTTGCATTCACGCCAAGCATATAATACAGCATCGCATATGTCGCTGTGATACTGATCTGAAATTTTAGGTCTTTCGGGATTACGTATTTTTGACTCTTTATCCCATTGAACGAGCATGCAGTCGTCTTGAAAGGCTGATTTCTCGTAGGCTTTTAGTTTGCCTCTACGGAGATCGTCGTTTAATAGCTCTATAAACTCTATCTTTCTGTTTTTTTCTGCTGCTTCTAGATTGATGCCATGACGTTGGCGGATTTCTTCTTGAATCTTCTTGCCTAGTGCTCCGGCGTCTAATACCATTTTAACAGGTTTATAGTGATCTTGCAAGCGTTTTATTTCTTTTACTAGGGATGTGATATCTTGTTTTGCTTTGAGATATTCGTCTACTAGGTAGACTTCTTGGGTTTCGTAGTTGTATGCTAGGACTGCTATGGCGTCTGAATCGTTGTATCCTATGTCTATTCCGAATATATATTCGTATTTGATTTTAATGTCTTGATCGGTGTGAGATGGGAGGGTTTTGTATAGGTTTATGTTGTTGTTAAATTTAAATACTAGAGCATCTAGATCTTCTATCCAAATTCCATATGTTTCACGTTGGTATGATGGATCTTGATCTGATATGCCTTTCATGAGACGTTCTTCTGTTAGAGTTTCTTCTAAGTCTAGTCTAGGTGGTTCGTGCATGTGCGGATTGTCGAAGGCTGTCCAGTGTACGTTATGCCAGAAGTCTGAATTTGTTACTTCATAGAAATATCCAGTTTTTACTGGTCCAGGTGTTCCAGTTATGTATAGTTCACCTTTTAAGTCTCGAAGTGCTGGTGTGATTACATCGTTTACTAAGTCTTTGATATAGGATCGGAAACTTTGAGCTTCGTCGATATAACACTTTCTTAGTTTTTTCCCTCTGTGCTTTTCAATTTCTGATCTATCTTTAGCTCCTTCGATTAGTAATTTAGATCTGTTTAAAGGGTTGGTTATACTTAAACGAGTGTTGTCTATTTTAAATGGAAGGTTATTATCTTCTATGATTTTAATCAGGTCTGCCCATATAATATCACGAGCTGCTTGTTTAGTTACGGTTATGTATAGGCATAGAACATCGGGTTCATTTTGAATTGTTTCAAGAGCGTCCGCAGCTATGCCAATGGTCTTTCCTGCTCTACGCGAACAGCAGGCTGCACGAAATCTAGGTCCTTCGTTTCTAAAGAAGTCTATTTGTTTTTGAAAACAGTGATCTTTAAATTCGAATGGAGTCATAGCCATAATCTTGGCGTTTTCTTCTTCTCTGCGTTTGAGTTCGGCTATGACTGCCAGGCGATTTATTTTATTGGTCATTTTACTACTTTTTAAATTGTTTTAGAAAATGTAAAGCATGATCTATGAATTCTTCTTTCATGTCGCATTGATCTATTAATTTTTCTAAATTATCTGCTGTTTTTTGATATCTATACTGTTCGCATGCTGTGTCTATTACTTTTTGTGCTTCTATCTCTTCTTCTTTTGTTAATTTTTTAATACTTTTACTTGGATTTTCTTTATAGTAACTTTCTATTCTTTTTGACAAAGTATTAAAAGATGCGGCTGATTTAAATATCATTGTATTGACTCCTATTTAGGTCTGTTTACTTTGTTTAGTGCTGGATTGTTTTTAGGTTTTTTAGCTTCTTTTTCTTTTGCTTGGTATTTTGCTTTGCTGTATTTTGTTTCTGTTTTCATAAAAGCTACATTTACTAAAGGTACAATTACTGAGTCAGATTCAGAACTGATTTGTACTGATGTTAGTTCTGGAATTAGTTCAATTTCATATCCAGGTCTGTTTGAATATGCTTCTACTGAGAAGTTTGTATTTCCTTTTCCGTCTAAGTTTACTGATTCATGTGTTCTTACTTGAATTATTTTCATAATTTCTCCTTATTTGTTTTTTAAAAATTTCTTAATTTCTGTTAATGGAACCATGTGAGATGCTGTGTTTTGATCTCTACGACCTGCATATAATACTCCTACTACGTTTCCGAATTTATTTAGGACAGGAGATCCTGAGTTTCCTCCGTAGGAAATTACATTGATATGATTTGATGTCATAGATGTTGTGCAAAATTGTTGAATTAATCTCTCTAATTTAATTAAAGGCATTTCAGGTTCAATCTTTAATAGGTTTTCAATTTTTCTATAGTTTTTTGAATTACATACTCCTACTAGTTGGATCGTAGTTGGACCTACAAAGTATCCTGACTCAAATGATAAACCACGTAGACCTGGATGTCCTATAAGATGTACTCTTTCTCTTTTTTCTATGTTTGATGCTATGTATAGTGCTGGTACGTCAGATACTGCGTTCATTAAGCATAGATCATGTTTGGGATATACCTCGTGTACTTTGGAAATTCGTTTACGACCTTTATAATCTGTTACTACTAATTTATCTCCCATGGAGCAGATGTGAGCGTTAGTCATGATGTATTTTTTACCTGACGGAGCTTTTACTAGAAACCCTGTTCCACCTCTTTGAGCTGCGTAAGTTTTTGTAATTTTTACTACTGATGAAGCTTTTAATTCGTATAAATATTTATCGTATACTTCGTGAGATGTTGAGATGAATGCTAATCCTATGATGCATAGAATAAGTCCGTTTGCTAATGTTTTAAATACTTTCTTCATTCTTTACTTCCTTTTGATCTTCTGATTCGACTTTGAGTTCTTTATTTTCTTCGTATAGTTCTTGAGCTATTTCTTGTAATTTTCTGAATTCAATTCCTTGAGTCCAGAGAATAGCTACTAATTCACTTTTCGATCTCATTTTAAATCTTTTCTTAAACATGTTGAACTGCTTTTGCATTTCTTTTTGTGCCATTTTTTCTAATTTTTTCTCTGCTTTTACTTGCTCTTTATCTTTTCTCATGACTTGAGCCTCCTTTTATTTTGTAATTTAATATGATGGATAACCATATTAAGTTTAAAAAATAGTTTGCTAGTAGTGGAATGTCTTGCTTTGGAAAAACATATGTTATTGCTGCTAGTTCTCCGAGTAGCCATAAAAGTATTAGTCCCCATGACATTCCGTTTGCGTGACCTTCTTTTATGCATTTTACTACTTGCGGTAAAGGTGATAGGGAAAAGCATAAGGCGGATATCCATCCGAAGGCTTCTAAATTTATGTTGTTAAAGAATTCCATCTACAATACCTAGTTGTATAGCTTCTTCAGAAGTTATGTAGAAGTCTTTTTTGATTGCAGATTCAAGCCAGAAGTTGTAGTCCATGTTAGTGAAATCTTCCATGGCTTTTGCCCATTCTTTTTCTTCGTTCTCCATTTGCTTTACGTAGTCTTGCGCTTCGGAGAGTGTTCCTGATATTCCGAAGGACGTTTCGTGATGCATTATCCAAGATCTGGAGCCTATTAGTCGCTTATCTCCGGCGGCTAGGATGAGGCAGGCTGCTGACATTGCGTGTCCGTAGCATTTAGTTATGATTTGACATTTTGATTCTTTAATTCTGTCTACCATTGCCAGGGCTTCGTAAGTTGAGCCGCCAGGTGAGTTAATCTTTATAGTTATTGATTTTTTTGAGCCGGATTCCATTTCGGTTAAGGCTGCGTCGAGATAGTCGAATGATATAGAGTCTTCGATTGCTCCTGTGATTTGAATGATTCTGTCTTTGAAGTTTATTCCTTTTTCAAAGCAGTATTCTAGTCGTAGGGATTCTTTATCTACGTCAGTATGTTTACTCTTTTGAGTCATCTGAAGCTTCCTGCGGATGTAAAAGGTATGGATGATAAACTAAATTATATTTTGCTGCGAGTTTGTTGCTCATATGAGTTGCATGAGTAAAGACTGCTGCAGTTTCTAGGTTATGATCGAAGCAGTTAAGTAATAGTTTTCCTATTCCTAAGTTTCTGAATGGTTGTTTAACGTATATATAATTTATACAAAGAATTCCTTCAATTTTTCCGGCGTTAATGTAACCGAAGATTTGCGAAGGATCGGATTGGTCGCAAGCGATATAAGTTTCGTTAGTTTTCAGAAGCCGTTCAAGAATTTTATGATGTTCTGCGTAGTAGATTGTGTTTGTGATGTTTTTTGCCCAGAAGGAAGACTTGAATGATTTTAGCCAAGAGTTGAAGATGAAGCCGACGTCTTCTTGGTTTGCTTTTCGGATACGGATGTTTGGATTACTCATGATTGCTTTCCTGTTGAGAGATTTGGTCTATTAATAGTGATTGTTGGTTGAGAGAGTTGATTTGGTTTTTAAGTTCTTGAATAAGGTCTTGAAGTTGCTCTAGCTTTAGGATAGAATCTCCTAGCTGGGAGCAGAGCGAAGAGTATTGTTGATTTAATTGATTTTTAGTGAGATGTGTTGTTTTCATTGTTTGCTTTCCTGATTACGTTTGGTTTTTTAGTTCTTTTTAGACTGTTTAGTTGTTTTTTAGGCTGCAGAGCTGTTTACAGCATGAAGGTGGTAGCCGTTCGGCGTTAGTTGTCTTCCGGTTTTGGTAGCTTTTTATCTGTTGCAAGCTGAGTAGCAAGTTGTAAAAGTTCTGAGTCTGATAAGTTTGATAGATCTTGTGCACGTGCTTGTTCTCGGTTTTCTTTTTGAGCTTTAGTCAGGGAGTCGATATAGCCTTGGATGATTCGTGCTTCTTTTAAGTCTAGGGTTACACCTCGGGTTGATTTTTGACGGTAGCGTGATAATTCTCCGCCGATGATAGTTAGGGCGTCAGCTAATAGACCTTCTATGGATGGAACTACTTGAACGTCGGATTGTTCGATTTGTTTAGGTTTGGATGGAAGCTTGATCCGCTTTGGTTTTTTATCGTCTGACATTTATTTCTTCTTTTTCTGATTGGCTATAGTGATTAATGATTTTAATGTTTTTTTTATTGCTTCTTTAGATATTGATTTTACTCCTATTCCGTAGGAAGTGTATATAAGTTTTCTTTTAGTCATCAGAAAAGCCTCCAGTATAGTTTATATCCATCTGAGTATATTTCTTTATTATATTTTTTTACTTCTTTTTCTACTAATTTGAAGTACATGCCATCTGGCTTTACTATATCTCCTAATGTAGAAATGTTATCTATTATTTCCCATAATCTTTCTGCTTCATTTTTATAATATTGTTCTTTGGTCATTAGAAAGCCTCCAGAACGTGGTGAATTGCTGTATGGACTGCTGCTAAGGCTGCAATGGCTGTTATGACCGAAGTTAGGGTTAGGATGGATGTTAGAAATAGGGTTTGTTTCACTTATAAGTCCTTATTTATGCCATGCTTTATCTATTGATTTTACTATACGTTTTAATGTTGTGCTTGTAGCATCTAGTAATTCTGATACTAGATATAATATTATTACTGGAATACCTATTATGATAAATTCTATTAATTCTACTAATCTTTTCACTTTTAACTCCTTTTAAGCTAAAATCGGCTTACGTATATTCAATACATTATAGGTGTGGATGTATACGTATATTATATACATCAATAATTATAACATGTTAGTTGTAAAAGTGCAAGTATAATTGTTTAAATTAGAAAAACCTAACTTCGGTATGCATAGTTTAGGACAAACAAAGGAGGAGGGTGAAAAGTCTGTATTGACCGAAGTTAGGTTTGAGGCTGAGAGGCTGATATGGGCGTTTGAGATTGAAATGTAGGTCTTTAGTGCTGCAAAGGCTGTAGAGGCTGAGAATTGGCTAAAAAGCGACTTAAACGGGCTGTTTAGTCTGCAGTTCTGCATAGGCTGTATAGAATCATGAGGGGCGGGAGCCGGGGGCATGTGATTACAAAGGGTTAGAGGCTTTTTAGTTTTTAAAAAAGGAAAATTTTTAAATAGGGAAGTGCTTTTAAGGCTTTGCAGGCTGAAAAGAGGTTTTTTAACCGACGGGTAAAGGATAGACGTAATAGGGCGGTATATTATATGTATGTATGTAGCAGTGCTGCAGTGAATCGGGGTTTTTGAAATCGACGGGGTGCTTAATAGGCTTGTTTCGGTCATTGCAGTCTCTCTAGTCATCCAGCTCACCTATTGGCTTGTTTAGTTCAGGCTTAAGCTGCAATGCTTCACAGTCTGCACAGGCTTGACAGTCTTGACAGTCTTCTTGATCGAACTGAAAAGACTTTGCAGCACTTTTAAGTTTATTTAGGTTGGTGTGACACCAGTATACTGAGTACTTCAAAGACTTCTTAGTGTTGCATAGCTTGCCTTGCCATTTTAAACGCTTCATAGCTTTGCTGACTTCTCTGATTGTTGCGCCTGTTAAGTAAATTTCTAGGAGTCTGTATTGAGTTTTGGTATATATGATAGGTTGGGCAGCCTGAAAAGCTTTGAAGGTTGGGTATTTTTCTATGAATTCTGCTGAGGACTGTTGAGATACTAGAGGTTGTGAAGAGAATATAGGTTTTTGTGCCGAATTTAGCTTAAATGCTTGATTTTTCTTGTGATAATTGTAAATTTCCTTTAAATTTGGGTAAAAAGGTCCGGAATTCAGGAATTTTCTGAGGATATTGAAGTGCTGCGAAGTCTTATCAGCCCTGATTTGACCTCTATTAGGTGAGTTTTTAGTAGTACGTATAAGTTTTGATTTAATCAATCTGCCTTTAGCGTCTCGATAATATTCAATGTCTTCGAAACCTTTTTTGTTTAGTTTCTCATACCATTCATACTGCAGTTTTCTGAATTCGTTTGACTGATAGAATTTTTTCATGACTTATTATAACCTTTATTGCAGATGGGAATTCTGCTTTGATGTTTTATTATACTGTAAATGATTGTTATTGTCAATAAATTCTTTTGTTGTAAGTTATTGCTTTTAGATAGAATTTGTTTAGTATTTATTTTAAAAATAATTAAAAAATAATTAAAATAATGCTTGACTTTTATTTTTGATGTGATAATATTTAGATATTGAAACGGTAACAAAGGATAAAATAATGAGTGAATTTAGATTTAAACAATATAATGAGAATCCAATTGAACTTATTAAGGAATATTGTACTGAAAGTAAGGAACTGAATGCTGCTTTAAATGAATTAGACGGTTGGGGAATTGGTCAGGCAGAGGAATTTGCTGAGCTTTTAGGTCTTGGTTGTGAGTCTGATAATACTTATAACAATTCTGATTTAACTTTACATCTAAATAATCATGTTCAATGGCATGTACTTTCGAATGCGGATGATTCTATTTATGATGAAAATGCTATTCTTTTAGTAGAGGAGCATGGTGGCGGTGATATTAGAGGTAACTATAATTCAATGAGAGCTTTTAAGTTTAATAAGCATTGTACTTTGTCTGACTTATATTGTTCTCTATATGTAGACTCAGAAGAAATTGAATTAAAATAGGAGAATTAAAATGAATTATACTTCAGTTTGTAAAGTTTGTGATGTATCTGATACGTATCAAAATGATGATGTAGAATGGTGTAATGAATGTTATTCAATTGAACAAGGTTTTATTCATGTAGCAGATTTTATGCTTGGCATTGTTGTTGACGAACATGGACAGTTGCATAATGAGCATGATATTGGTGTAATTATTGGGAGTGAGATTTAGTTTAATTTTTACTAAAATAATGCTTGACTTCTGTAGTGAGTGTGATAATATTTAGATATTGAAACAGTAACTAAGGATAAGAAATGTATTTACTAATTGATTTGAAAAGTAAAAAAGTTATTAAAGAATTTTCAGACTTTTACCGAGCTGTTGAGTTTTTAGAAGTTGAATTTTTAAATAATATTGATGCATATGATATTAAATATAAGAGACAAACAACGCTTAGAAGTCTTTCTAAGTAAAGGAGATAGTTATGAGTAACCACGTAGAAATTAGAAGAAACAAAAAAATGTTTGAAGTTTGTTTAGGTGTAGAAACTTTAGGTTCGTTTGATAATATGAATGATGCTGTACAATTTGTTAATCATTATTCTTTAGAATTTAAGCCTGATCTTAGTTTAGACAAGCAAGACAAGCATGACAAAAGTTTTGCAGGTAGTGGAGGGTTTTTGAATGAAAAATAAAGAGGAAGTATTCGAAAGTCCTGTGGTTTGCTATTTTTGCCCTTATTGCGATCTCCTCTATGTTGAGAAGTGTCACGCTGAAGAATGTCGGGATGAATGTTATTTTAATTTACATATACTAAAGGATATTTATGAAAAATAATGAATACAGTTTAATAGTGTTTACTTTAATATGGTTTATAGTCGGTGCGATATTGCATGGACTGCTTGTTTAGGCTTAGGAGTTTGTTATGACTAGAAAAGAGATTGAGGAATATTGGGTTAGGGTTAGCGATATGTCGGGCGATGAGTTATGTTTCTTTATACCAGAATATATGTCTAAAGATGCTTTTAGTATTTGGAAATCTACTATATGGGTGGATATAGATGTTATTTACATTGACGATTATTTTCACAATGATTCTAATATACAGTCTTTTAAGGATTGTCAGGATATGACTTACTTATGCAGGGCTTTAAGTCTTAATATGTTTTTAGATGATAATAATATAAAATAGGAGAGATGTTATGATTTTTTTAATATATTTATTTTTAGGATTGTTTATTATTTTTTTCCCTTATATGGTTTTTATAGCTATTGTAGTTTTTATGGTAGACGTAGATTTGCATAGTGATTATGTACAGCCTTATTTGAGAAAATTGTTAAAATTGGAGTAATTTATGAAATATATAATAACAATATTAATTAGTTTTAATGCTTATTGCGGCGCATTGCAGTCGGAAAAGCTTGACTTAGAATCTCATTTAATAAATATAATGCAGATTACAAGTAACGCTAAGGGTATAAGTATAAATCATGCGAGTCCTATCTCTTATTCAGCGGCGAAGGCTGCAGATAAGTTTAAAGTTCCAGTAAACATAGTTTTGGCAATTGCTTGCGTTGAAAGTCATTACAAGCTAAATGCGGTCAATCCAGTTTCAAACGATTATGGCATCATGCAAGTCAATCAATATCATATAGATCATGCAGGGGTTGATAAACAACGGTTATTGACTGATATGGATTACAGTTTTGAGCAGGGTGTAAAGGTTTTTGAGTGGTTTTATCGTAAGTATCCTCTTGATGAGGCTTTTATGCGGTATAATTGTGGAACTAAGCCTAGTTGTGTGAAGCAAGAGAGAGTAAAAAAATATTTAAAAAATATAAGAAAAGCCTTGTAAAGCTTTGCAGTCTATGTTATTCTTAAGGAAAGAAAAGCTAAAATCGGTCAAAACAGACTAAAAAAGGAATATAGATCATGAAAAACGCATTACTATTATTATTCTTAGTCTTAGCAATGAACAGTTTTACGCAGAAGACTATTGAGACATTGCAGGCTGTGAAGTTTTGTGCAGATTATGATAATGTAAATAGTAAATGTTTAGAATGGAGGTAATGTATGTATGATTTTATAGTCACTATAGAAGGTATAGTTTACGGTATAGATTATAATATTCATAGGAGTTGTTTTTATTATTATAAATTAAAGGAGCTACGAAATGAATAAACAGCATGCAGAAAACTTAGCTAAGAATAGAGATTTTATATTAGAGTCTGTCAAGGATGAGAATTGGGATTTAGCAGATTTTGTCAGTCTTGACAAGTCTAAAAGATGAGCGATTGGTTGGGCAGCGTGTATGCCTGAGTTTAAGTCCTTTTTTAAGAAGTTTGACGGTCAATATCACTGTTTTGCTCAAGATTTATACAGTATAAATCCTTTCAGTTTTGAATTTGAACACTTGTTTTTATTAGAAAATAATGAAGGATTCGAAAGCAGGTTTGACTTTGCAGACAGGGTTAATAATCTTTTGTGCTTTAATGGTTATGAGGAGTTAGTGTAATGAAACGGTTTATATTAGATATAGTTACAGGATTTGCAGCGTTTCTTATAATTTTAGTTGCGTTACTTATAATACTATTACCTATGCTTTTAGGTTTGTACATACAAAACCCATTATTCTTCGTAATATATTTTTTATACCCTATATATTTATTAGGTTATAATATAAATAACAATATATAATAGTAATGCTGACAAAATAAGTTAATTCAATAAACAATTTTTACTTAGGAGGTAAAATATGAAGACAATTAAAATGATTTTATTTACAACGCTAATCTTTTGTGCTTTAATGGTTATGAGGAGTTAGTGTAATGATGAATAAAGAGAAACGAACCTATAGTAGAGAGGAGTCTTTAAATATTATTAAGACTGCATACGAGACTGGAAAGTTGGGCTTTCAAAAAAATGCCCAAGCATGTAGATATTATGACAGTGATTCGGATTCTTGCTGTGTCATAGGAGTTTTACTTGATTTATCTAAATGTCCTCGTGATAAATATAATAATGTAAGTTCTTTAGTTCATAATTCTAAATCTATGGATCACGATATAGAATCAGTTATGATTCGGTTTAATATATCTAAGTTTATGGGGTTTTCCAGGTTCGAAGTTTCTAAACTTCAAATCTTTCATGATCACTGTGTTAATTATTACTCTAGTGAACATGAGAAGATTTTTATGGAGTATATATACAGTTTATAAACAATTTTTACTTAGGAGGTAAAATATGAACATGATTAAAGTGATTTTATTTACAACGCTAATTTCGGTCGTTGCAACTGCGCAGGATTCAAATACATCTGGTAATCAGAATATTTGCAAGCCAGTTATTAATGTTAATAGTTGCAAGAAGTGTGATACTACTTGTAGTAAGCCTAAAATAGTTTACAAGACTAGATATAAGACAAAGACTGTGCCAGGTCCGATTGTAACTGAGATTAAGCATAAAATCATTGAAAAGACGATTGTTAAAAAACCTAGAAGAAACCGGATTAAGCTTTTAGCTGGATTAGGTTTGCAAGGTGTAGATGCTGAGCGAATTAGTAGATTATCTGCTCAGGCACAAGCTGATAGAGGTTTTATTTTTGGAGTTGGTTATGATAGGCTGATTACTGATAAAATTAGTATTGGAATTCAGGTTCAGAGTAATAAGAGTGCTCTTGGCAGTGTTGGATTTGATTTTTAGGAGTATATTATGATTTTTAAAGATAATGTTTCAAAAGATAGATTAAAACAAGTAGTAGTTTTGGAATCTCGTACTTTGGAAATTTATTGGTGTGTTAATAGTGATCATGGATTAGTTTTTTTCGATGATTGTAATAAGTCTGATTTAGAATTATCTAGACAGAAAATAATAGAATTAGACTGGTATAATTAAGGAATAAGATATGGAAAAGTTTTTATTAAAAATAACTATTAGTATTGTATTTTTAGGAATTTCTTTAATTCTTGGAAGTTTTCTAGCTAAAGGGTTATTGTTTATAGCAAATAAATTATCATAAAAGTGTTGCATTTATTTTATAATAATGTATAATAATATTAATCGATATAAATCATAGAAAAAAGGATGTACGAAGTGAAAAAATTAATTATGTTAATTGCGGTTATGACAGTTTTAGTTGGTTGTGATGATGAAACAGCTACGGCTACAGCAAGAGATGGAGTACAGGGAATTCAAGGAGAGCAGGGTTTGCAAGGTGAAACAGGGGAGCAAGGTTTGCAGGGAGAAAAAGGTGAAACAGGCTTGACTGGTGCTACAGGCTTGACAGGAAAAACTGGTGCTAAGGGAGAAACTGGACAGGCTGGGCAAAATGGAAAGGATGGAGAGTCTTGTACTATTAAAGCTACTGCGAACGGTGCGTTAATAACATGTGCAAATGGTGTGCAGGTTGCTCTTAAGAATGGTGAAGACGGTAAAGACGGTGAAGATGGGCAAGACGGTCAAGATGGAAAAGACGGTGAAGATGGATCAGACGGTTCAGTGTTGTCAACTACGTTAGCTCCGGTGGCTGGTGTGTGTCATGAAGTTGCGCCTGGTATTTTTGCTAAGAATGAAGGCTTTAAAGCTGACGTTTATAATAATGACCAATGTTCTCATTTAGGTGATGTTGGTACTTATAGTGATGCTGGTACGATTTGCAATAATGTGTCAGATTTTAATGAGCATAGGGAGGATCACAATGGTGAAAATTGTTGGATTGACGATAATACTGTATTATATGTTAAAGGCGGTTTTGCTGATATGGTTTTTCAAGTTATAACTTATAATTAATAAGAATGGGCGTAACCTGCCTACAGGAAGAAAAGAGACTGTAATCTCGAAGTATTTTAATAATTACCTTTACAGAGGTTTATCCTCTTAAGACTCATACTCTTAAGTAGCTGTTGTGGCATGGAAAAGTGGTTAGATTGGTGCGCTGCATCTTTTAAGATTCTCCCTTTAGGGATGTTTTATATGTAGATAAGTAGTTTAGTAGTATAATTCTCCCAGTAGGGATAGTAGTATAGGAGTTAGGAAATGAAAAAAGAAACGAAAAGTAAAACTAAAATCATCAAATGTACTTACGGTGCGGAATATGAGATTCAAACTAAGATGGAAAGCTCTAAAATTACTATATGTTCTAATTGTCATTCTTTCTAGTATAGAAAGGAGAGAAAATCCAATTCAGAGGGGCGAGTTGAAAAGTTTAATAAGAAGTATGGAAGGGATGTGAAAAGTAAAAAATAAGAGGTTTGTACTATGAAAATTACTGATTATGAGTTATCTATTCTTAAAGAATTATTATTAGTAGAACTTTCTTATCAAGAAGATGTTTCTATGTATGATATTGAATATGACTATTTAGAACATCACTGTGTTAATGATTTATTTTCTAAGATTGAAAAGGAAATTGAAAAAAGGGGTGGAAATGAGTAAATTTAAAGATGCGAAGGTTGGTGATAAGGTTTATTGCTTAATAAATGGAGAAGGTAAAATTACGAATATAGATGAAGATCTTATGGTATATCCTATATGTATAAAGTTTAAAACCCATGGATATTTTTATAATTTTTCTTATAATGGACATAGTAATAAAAGACATGTAAACCCTACACTCTACTGGGAGAAGCCCGAAATAATTGAGAATAAGAGAGTGAGGAGTGTTATTAAGTATAGAGTTGCGTATATATTTGGTAAAAACTTTCATATATCTGAAGGCTATTACAGTAACCAGAAGCGTTTTGAAGAAGCAGTACAAAGTGATTGTAAATTCATGCAATTTTTAGAATCGACTGCGAAAGAATTTGAAGAGGAGGTTTAGAAATGAGTTTAGAGGTAAAACAGGCTATGAAGCTTTGCATTGATGGGAAGAAAATTAAGGCAGCTTCTAAGCATGATGAAAATGATTTTGTGATTGTTTATTTAGATAATGATTATGTTTTTACTGTTGATGTTGAAGTATGTGGATGTGTGGATAAATATCCTGAAGAGTTTTACTTTACAGATGAATATAATTATGAGGTTGTTAAGGAGAAGGTTGTTAAGTATAAGGCTTTATTATTTGATACATGGGATAAAAGTTTATATATATCTAAGGATTATTACGCAAATGCTGAAGAATGTAAATCCACACCTCATCACTTTTTTAGGCAATTATTAGAATCTACTGCAAAAGAATTTGAGGAGTAAGTTGTGAAAAAGTTTTTAATTAGTATGCTAATTCTTGCTGCTATTACGGCTTGTAAGTTTGAAAATAAGCTAGGTAAGTCTATAAGTGATAAGTTTAGATTAATTGACTGCTTTGCTGAGTGTCGTATAGAGCATAAGCGGAGTAGTGGACGTAGCGACGTCAAGATGTGTCAAGATAGGTGTAGAAAATAGGAGTAGTCGGTTACTACTACTTTGTTACTACTTTTTACTATTAGTAGTAGCAAAGCTAAAATCGGTTAATACAGCAAACACAATCTGTTTAGTCAAAAAAATCTCAGAAAACATTAAAGAAAATTGAAAAAAGCTTTGCAGTTTAGACGTGGTTGTGCTATAATTTAGCTCTAAAGGAGTTAGGAAATGGATTACTTTTACTGGATGAGTTTGGCGAGAACTTATAGAATGATGATAGAGCATGATGATTGCAACCGAAGGTATGTTGAGCTTGGTAGAGAGGCGTGCTTGAAAGCTATTGAAGCTAGGGATGAAAACTTGATTGTTTTTCCTAGGAAAGTTAAGGATGAAGATAATGATTTAGTAAGATTTGGTGATGTGACTAGGTTTTTAAAATATTAACTTATATAGAAAAGGCGGTATAGGGCATGTTAGAATTAACAGGGTTAGAAACAGGAAAAAAATATTACTTGAATGCGAACCTAATTGCGGTGGTGATGGTTGGCGAAGATGGGGAAGGTAGTGAAGTGTATATAAATCATGCAGGGATTGGTGCGAAGCTGTTTAAGGTGAAGGAGGCTGCAGAAGATATTGCTGCCGAAGTTAGTTTTTTATTAGGGATTGGAGGTTAGGTTATGATTAAAGTATTAAAAACTTTATCGTGTCTTATTAGTGACTATCCTGAATCTTATTTTACTTCTCATGGCGGTCTTGTGATAGTTGACGGTAATGATAAACTTTATATTTTTAGGGAGAATTTACATCTTTTAGGCACCTCTGTTAATTATTTCAAATTTAATAGCTGTCAACCTGATTATAGGTTTTTTGAATCGTATGAATGTAATTGTTTTTTACAAAGTAAGTTAGATATAGCTGTAGAGGCTTTGGATACTGTTAATGATCATGCGGATAGTTGTCACATTTTTATTTTTGATGAAACGAATTGTACTTGTTTTTATGAAAAGGCTGTGCAGGCTTTGAAGGAGTTGAAAAATGAGTAGTGAAAGAAAAAAAATTACATGTGCTATGGACAGAATAGCGGATATTGATATTCAGCATGATTTGATAAGGGTTGGTGCTGTTATTGATCCTGATATGGTTTTTGTGGCTACTGCATGTTGTTGGTGTAATGATATGGATTATAGTCTGCTTAGTTTTGGGTTTGAAGAAGAAAATTTATGGGAAGGGGAATAGGGAATGTTTAATTATAATATATTACATATAATTGCTGGACAAATTGGATTGACAATTATGCTAATTTCGGCTATGATAGTTATTGAAAGGATTAAAAATCATAAGAGGCAGGAGATTGTGTTAAGCAGTGAGCCGGAAGATGATCATAGGGTTTTAGGTTATTATTCGTGTAATAAGACGGGTGAGTTAGTTAAGTTTTATAAGACTAGTGATCCGAATATAGCTTTTATGGTTTATAAGACGGGTGGGATGAGTGTGTCGATGGAAAGTGTTTGGCAGTATTATAGTAAGCTGTAGGAGGTAGGTGTGAAGAATGAAGAAGTTTTAAATAAGTTAATGGAAAAAAGTCTTGAGTATTTGCAAAGTGTTGAAGGGTTTGTTATTGAGCATGCGCCAGATTATGTCAAGCAGTTGTTGGAGTTTGAGTTTTATAATTCTTCTTTAATCGTGTTATTTTTCTTGTTTGCAGTTATTCTGTTAGTCGGTTTATTTTTTATAGGTTATAGACTTTATATTAATGAAAGTAACTATGCAGGAGGTTTTGTTATTATTATACCAGTATCAGCATTGCTTATTTCTGTTTTTTTTACATTAGAAGTCATACCTAGTATACAGACTATGCTTAAAATTAAGACTGCGCCGAAAGTGTTTTTAGTTGATAAGATAGGGGTTAGGAAATGAGTTTTGTATTGTTTGTTATAATTGTTTTATATTTGTGTGATTAGTAAGCTTTAGGAGGTTTGGAAATGGAATTATTTTTAGGGTTGAGTTTTTTAGCTGTGATTGGTTTTGTAGTTTGCAGTGCTGTGAGAGAGTTTTCTAGGGAGGAGTGTCTTAAGAATGTTTATTACCATTCTCGTACTAATACTTTAATAATTGGTAGTATTCTTCCAGGTGTTATTATTTATTCTTCGGACGGTTATCCTGTAGATTTGTCTATTAAAGATTTGAATGAATTAGAATTAATTGGTAAACTTTAAAAGGAGTATAGATCATGGGTAACAGGACTTTGTGTGATGTTTTGCAGGCTATGCGAGATGCAAGTAAGAGTAAAAACTTTAGTTATTTAGATGGGCTTATTGAGGAAGCTCAGAATTATGGGAATAGGATGGAGGCAGGTCTTTGGGATCAGAAAGAGTTTCGCAGGGCTGAGAAGAAGCATAAGAAGTTGAAGGCTGAGATAAGGAAAATGCGTGATGAGTTAGGTAAGGATGAGGAGTATATTTAGATGGAAAAGTTAATTATAGTTGACGAATGGGGAAGAGTTGTAGGAGAGGAGTTATAGATGAAATATAATAAGAATGATATAAGTATAACTATGGATTATGATAAATTTAAAAATTTAAAAGAGGAATTTGAAGAGTATGGGTATAATGATTGTCTTCAAAAAGTTAAGAACTCTGTAAAGGATTTAATATGGATAAGTCAAGGTGATGTTTATCAATGTGAGTTGTCTAGGTTAGGATTCTTCAAGAATTAACTAGGCTTATGCAGATTTTAGATATTAAAAATAGTTATAGTGTTGTTCATCTTATTAAAGATGAATATAATTCTTAAACCTAAAATCGGTTAGGGAAGCTTAGTAGAAAGTAGGTTTATATGCTGCTTAGTTAGGGAAGGCTTTGCAGTTTTTGTTTGACAAGGAGGTAAGGATGTGTTATACTTTAGTTACCGCTTTGGTAATAAGAAACTCTAGAGCTGTGCAGGTTAGTAGCTGTGCAGCTCTGCTTGTTTAAGAGGTTTATTGAAGATAGTAAAGAAGGCTGGGTTAAGTCTTAATACGGATTTATATTTTTTTATAGTAAGAGGTAGGGCATGAAAAAAAATGAAATGATTTGTCTGATATGTGATTTTATTGAAAAAGGGTATAATAGTCCTTGTATGTATGACACTGTAGATTTACTTTTAGAGTCTTCTCGATTGTTAGATAAAATACTAGAGGCTGGAATGTTGCCTCCTTGCATGGACTGTGTGGGCGGCGATGATTTATGCGGAAGAAGAGAATGCAGTAATTTATGGAAGCCGGAAGAGGGTGAGCATGAATAGGTTTCAACTGGTTTTATTTAGTTGCTTGTTTGCTGCGTTTCCTTTTCCAATGATTCTGCTGGATTTTTTAATTTATTTATGTTTAATTACGATTTTTTCTATTAAATTAGTGATTTTTAGCTTGACATAAGGAGTTAGTATGATTCGAATATTTGAAGATAATAAAGAAAGGCTTAAAATAAGAGATGAGAATCGGGATAAAATTACTGAATATAGGGATTTAGTTAGATCTTTAGTTCCTTCTAAGTTTAAAATACGTTACCATCCTTTTCGAGAATTAGGATTTACTATGGCTACTGCTGATCGCGTTGCTATGGATATAGAGCATGAAGAAGTTTTATTTATTACTTGTACTAAAGATCTTCAGAATCTTATAGACGAACGCTTATCTTTTTTAGATAGTTTTGATGATAAAGACTTGACAGAATAGATAAATTCGGTTATATTGGTTGTATAGGAATATTAAGGAGTTTAGATCATGAAGAAGCGAAGATCCAAGCCTTGGACTATAGAAGATTTAAAGCTAGAAGTTGGTAAGTACAAAACCTTAAAGGATTTTAGAACTAAAAGCGGTGGAGCTTATGTGGCTGCTAGAAAGTTAGGAGTTATGAAAGATATTACTAGTAGCTTACGGTCAGAGACATGTAGAAATTCAGGGTGGAGATCTAAAGGATATTGGACTGAAGAAAGAGTTAGGGAAGTTGCTAAAAAATTTAAAACTAAAAGAGATTTTAAGAAGGCGTATTCTGGTGCTTATCACAAGGCTAAGACTTTAGGTATATTCGAAGAAATTACTCGTGGTATGGAGGTTTTGGGCAGTCATTATAAAAGATATTTATATGTATTTGAATTCTCAGATAATTCTATATATGTAGGTCTTACTTATGATTACCAGGTTAGGTACTCAGAGCATATATCTAGAAATCCTGTTATAGTAGATAAAATTAAATTAGGCATAGATTATAAATTTATTAGATTTAATAAGTTACATACTTACGATACTGCGGGAGATGCTGAAGAGTCTTTAATAAATAGATATAAAGATAAAGGTTATACTATTTTAAACAAAGTTAAAGCAGGTTCTATTGGTGGTTTAAAAAGTCAATGGGATAAAGATGCTATACGTGCTGAAGCTAAGAAATATAGTAGAAGGGTAGATTTTAAGAATAATGCGAATGCTGCTTATACTAGGGCTAGGAAATTCGGATATTTAGATGAAGTATGTTCTCACATGGAAAAATCTAAAAGATATTATAAGAAAAAAGATTATAAAATATTTGAAATATAACTTGACATAAAAGTTAAATTCGGTTAAGATAAGTTTATAGAATATATAAAGTTAATAAAGGATATAATATGAATAGTACTGATATTAAAATTCTTAAATTTATAAGAGATAGGTTAGTATATTTTTATGGTGAGAATAAGAATATTGATTTTATAATATCTTTAGAACGTATAATTTATAAACTTGAAATTCTTATTAATGGAGAGGATGGATCATGCGAAGAATAGATTTAGATTTATATAAGGAAGAAGAGCTTTGGAGTTGGGTTGAGGCTAGTTTAGGTGATGTAGGTGCGTTGACTGAACTTGTTAGAATGCTGCCTGAGCCGAAGTTAGCTTTGGAGGCTTTATTGACACAAGATTCTTATAACGACTATGAAGGCGGTTGTGTGCTGGAGTGGTGGTTGGAAGGTAGTAGAGGCTTTGAAGCTGTGCAGCATCTTAGTTTAGTTGGGTTTGATTCTATGACTTGTATTTATCATCTGGTTAGAGAGTTAGATTTAGATTTAGAAGAAGCTTGTTAGGAGGTTGAGAATGAAAAGAAGTGAGATGATAGAGATATTGGAAAATTCTATATATAAAAATTGTGATTACTCTTTAGGAGAAGATTTTGGTGTTATTATAATTGTACATAATATATTATCAGATTTGGAAAATGCTGGTATGCTTCCTCCTTGTATATCATGTTATCGACGTGGAAGGTTTTGTGGTCAAATGGAATGTCATAATATATGGAGTGATGAAAAAGAAGAAGTTAAATAATGGAATTTGTAATTGGAGTATGGGTTTTAGTAGGAATGTTACTTATAATCGTAGGAGTGTATAACATGTTTAAGAAAAAAGAAGTAAGTTATTTAAGCGGATTAACTAGTGATCAAATGAGATCTGTTTCTAAAGTTAAAGATAATGGTGGAGATTATGTTAGGCTTTGCAATTATTATAAAGTCTTGAATGCCGATGATAGGTATGGAAGGGTTTTAAGTTTAGAAGGTAAGGTAGAGCATGAAGGTTTTGAGGATTAGTTATGGCATATTTTATAATGACTTTAATTTGTATTAATTTTTTATCTATATGGTTTTTTATTATATTTCATGATGAAGTTATGAAGTATTTTAAAAGTCTAAATATGTTAGGTCAATTTACATCTCTTATTATTATAGGGTGGATTCCTTCTTTAATTATGTTATTTTACTTTTCTATAGAGTTAGGGTTATTATTATTTGATAATATTTTTAAAAAACGTAAATATTGTAATACTTGTTGTAGGTATTACAAATAAAATTTATTTAAAAAGGATAAATAATGATTAATATCATAAGTATAGTATGTTATATTTTAATTAGTATATGTGTAGGTAAATATGATTTATTTTTAGGGTTAGCATGTGCTATTTATATAAGTCACGAGCTTGGCGTGCAATATTATAAAGCTGTTAAGGCTGAACAGAATAGTAAAGCCTTAGAAGTTTTTATTAAGGAAGTATTCGGTGTTGAAGAGGCTGAAAAGAAAGATGGAAAGCTTTTAAGTATAGTTAAGGATAGTGAAGATGAAAAAGATGAACAGTAAGATGAGAGAGCCTGTAGGAGGTTTACTTATCTCTAAAGGATATCCTAATTGGACTTTTTACTGGAATGGAAAGTTGTTAAATATTGAAGATGTTGATACGGGATGGAAGATTTCAGATGGATTTTGGTATGTAGGATATTTTGACGATATTTTTTCTGCGCTTGACGATTGGGATAGTGCAGATGATAGTGTTCAGTACGAGTGTTAGTACTAGGCTAAGTATTTAATATTGTTGAAGTTTACATGAGTACAGGTAGTTTAAAAAAGATTTATAAATAATTTTTATTGGTGGAAAAAATGACATATATATATAGACAAGAAGAAATATATAGGGGTGGAGATCTGACGTGGGGAGTTGCAAAAAAAGGTGTTCAATCTGTACGTTTAATGATATCATGTAGTTGTCTATGTTCAAGACGTTGTACGTTAAGTAATGTACGTTGTACGAAGGAGATTTAATGAAAGAATTTTTTGATATATTGTTTGATGAAGGCGAAGGATTTTGTACTGGAGATGCGTTTGCTACTGAAGTGAGCGGCTGGGCGTCTCAGGGTACGTTTTTTTGCATTAATCCGCTTCATAGGCATAAAGACTTCGGTCATTTTAAAAAGCCTCAATATAAGCAATTTGAGCCTCGTAGGGCTGATATAAATATAAGTTGTTTAAGAAGCTTTATGTTTGAGATGGATGAGCTGCCTGTTGAAGATCAATTAAAAGTGTTTACAAGGTCGGATATTCCTTTTACTAGTATAGTTTATTCTGGTGGAAAAAGTTGTCATGCTATTTTGACTGTAAATAATGCTGGAGATTTGTTTGAGGCTCATAGTCAAGATGGGATTATGGAATATAAGAGAACGTGGAGGAGGTTGGCTGGCAAGTTAGATCTTGAGGCTAAGTCTATGGGCTATGTCAGACCAGAAGGTGTAAATAGTTTTATTGATAGTACTAGTCAGAATCCTAGCAGGCTTTCTAGATATCCTGAAGTTCTTAGAGATAATGGGAAAAATCAAGAACTGAAGCTTTTAACCGAAAGAATTTCTAAGAATGATTTTTTATCTTTACTTAATAGATGTCCTGTGGTAAAATCAATGGAAGTAAGAAAAGATTTTAAACCGAGTGAAGATGAATTGCAGACAGTTGAAGATTTTACTGCTCATGCTCCTGCTTATATGCTTAATCAACTTAAATATTGTATACATGAAGGTAAGGTATGGGCTGCGCAAAGTGGATGCTATAAGCATTTGTATAGAATTTCTCAATGGGCTATTGATGAAACTAATGTTAGTTATGAAGCTTTTGTAGGTTTTTTAAATAAATATACTTTTAAGGCTTTGATTGCTGCTGGTTATCCAAGTCATAAATTAATGTTAGGCGTTGATGACGCGTTTAGAGAAAAAGGAAGGATTTAGATGAAGACAACAAATGAGCAATTAGCAGTGTTAGGAATGGCAGTAGAATTATTAAAATCTGCGCTTGAGGGGCAGGATCTATCTCATTATCGAATAGATCTAGTACATAGCTTTAGTCCGAATGAGCTATCTAGTATATATGAAGAATGTGAAAAATTGAATCAATGTTTTATGACAGAACTTGTAAACATAATAGGAGAATAAGAATGTATAAATTTGGAAGAAGTTCGAAAAGAAAACTTGCTACTGTAGATTCTGATTTACAGAAAATTGCTAATGAGTTGATTAAGTTAATGGACGTTACTGTTCTTGAAGGAGTTAGAACTGAAGATAGGCAGAAATATTTAGTTGAAATAGGTATGAGTAAAACATTGATATCTAAACATTTGCCTAATCAGGAAGGTTTATCAGAAGCATTAGATTTAGCTCCGTATCCGATTGATTGGCAAGATCGGGAAAGATTTATTTACATGCAAGGTATGATCAGAGGGATTGCGCATATGATGAATATTGAGATTAGATCTGGGATAGACTGGGACGGCGATGGAAATATTAAGGATCATACATTTTTCGATGGACCTCATGTTGAGAAGAAGGATTAGTTATGGAGTTAAAAGATTTAATAAACCTAGTTGCAGATTTGGAGAGTCAGTCGTTAAGTTATGTGTTTTTAACTATACCTTATCCTAAAAATAGGAGGAATAACTTTGCTAAGCTTCGTACTCCTTTCGGTAATTGTGAGGTAGTATCGGTTAATCCTAATACTGGCAGGGCTAATATTCAAGTTAATATAAAACAGTTAAAAAAACTTATAAAAACCTTAGATAATCAATTAGGAGATTGTTAATGGCTAAAACTGATATTTCTAATACTTATGAATTAGAGCAAAAAGTATTTAAGTTTATACGATACGGTATGGATAAATCTGCTATAATTAAAAAAATATCTTCTTTTGAATTCGATAAGGATTTTAATATTAATGTGGAATTGGCTGTTGAGGGTATTTGTGAAGATTATCCTGATTATGATTTGATTCAATTTTTTATGGATAGTAAGATTATTATAGATAGGGAAACTAAAGATAGTTTGTTGTATCTTTATAATGTTAAAAATCATGAGTTAAGGGCGATTGAGCGTCAGGCTCTTGCTAATATAATTGATAATAAGCTTTCATGGGATAATAGAAGATATAGCTGTGAGTTTGTATATAATCCATATATTCCTTTTAAGATTCGTAAGAATGGATCGTTTTGGGAGTTTAATTTATATACGCCGCCTAGTTGGCAAGAAGGTTATTTTTACAGTCAAGGGCGGACTGCCGTGCCGAAGTTAGCTGATATTCCTGCTATTTACGAGAAGTATTTGATGCACTTAGTTGATAATGATAAAGATTCATATGAATATATACTTGACTGGACTGCTAATGCTTTGAAGCATAGGAATTATTGTATACTGACTACTATAGGTAATCAGGGAGTTGGGAAGGGTATTTTCGGAGAGATTCTTTCTAGACTGGTTGGGTATGATAATTTTCAGATGACTGATAATAAGGTTGTTAGTAAAGATTTTAATGCTCAGATATTGAATAAAAGAGTTGTTTATTTAGATGAAATGAAGATTAAGAATGTGGAGCAAGAGTCGAAGTTGAAAGCTATGGTTAATGATCATATTGAGATTGAGAAGAAAGGAATTGATGCTAAGCTTCGTGAGAATTTTGGTAGTTTTTACTTTTCATCTAATCATTTTGATTCTGTTAAAATTACTGATGACGATAGAAGGTTTAGTTTGATTAATTTGACTGAAACTAAGTTAATTAAGCTTCTTCACAAGGATGAGATTGATGAGTTATTGAAGCAAGAGAATATTGATAAGCTTGCATGCTTTTTATGGTATAGAGAAGTTGATTCGAATAAAATGCTTAATAAGTTTATCTGTAGTTACTTAGATACTTTGAAAGAAAACTCAAGAAGTAAATGGCAAGATTTTATAATTGATGATTATGCTATAGATAATAAGGGTAAGACTATTCCTATAAGGCAAGTTAGTAATGCTATTAATGAAGGTGTTAATGATATTCATACTTATGGTAGGAAAGCTTTTCAAGGGTTGAAGTCGCAGTATGGTCACATATTAGATGTAAAGTTGACGAAGCATAAAGGTAGTCCTGATAAAAGAGAATGGTGTGTTATATTTAAGGAGGATTGGTAATGGAAGATAAAAACGTATGTGAAAACTGCGAAAAAGAATGTAAAGAGTTAGTTACTAGGCATGGATTTGTTATGACGTATTTCGTCGAGTGGATTTGCCGAGAATGTTTTGAAAAGATTGAAGGAATAGCTTTTGATCGTTATACTGGAGAAGATTATGGCAGAGAATTATAAGTTAAAGCCTGGGATAAATATTTGTACTAATGATGAGTATCATGGTGATAAAAATTATCTTAGTTCGACTAATTTGAAACATTTATTAAAAGATCCTGCTGAGTTTAAAAGAATTTGTATTGATTTAGAACAAGATGAAGTTCCTAAATCTAGGCAAAATGCGTATGATGAAGGTAGTTATGCTCATAGTTTGATTTTAGAGCCTGAAATGGTTGAAAAGGAGTATGCGTTCTTTACTGGTTTTAGAAAGCATGGTAATGATTGGGAAGCTTTTAAGGCTGTAAATGAAGGTAAGATTATCCTCTCTAAGCCGCAGAAGCATAGGGTTGAATCATGGGTTGAAGCTTATAAAAGGCGTAAGATCGCCGTAGATTTGGTTAAGGGCGGAGAAGCGGAATTAAGCTTGACAGGTCAGTTGAATGATGTTAATATTAAGGTAAGAGCTGATTATATTAATGTAGATAAAGGTTATATTGCTGATGTTAAGACTACTGCTTATAATACTGATGTAGATAGTTTTAAGTATGTAGTTAGTCAGTTATCGTATGGTTTGAGTGGTGCGCTTTATACTAAAATGTTTTCACAGCATTATGGTAAGCCTTTTGACTTTTATTTTATTGTGCTTGGTAAGAAAGATGGGATGTGTGAAGTATTTAAGTTAAGTGAAGATAGTTTGCAAGAAGGTTATATTCAGATAAATAATGCTTTGAAGGTTTATAAAGAATGTAAAGAAACTGGAATATGGAAATCAGGTAGTGAAAGTAAAGCTGTTATATCTGATGATGATTACACGATTTTGGAGGTTTAGAATGACCTGTATAGAAGCTTTAGATAAAATTAGTGATTTAAGACAGTTAAAGAAAATCTACAGCAGAATGAAGTCAGATGAGCACAGTAAATTGTATGGTAATTCTGAACTGACTTTTATGATGTTAAAGGTTGATTCTGAGATTGAAAGAATTATAGATTTGCTTAATAGCATGGAGTTGGATGATAGTTACGACCAAAATACTGGTGAAATTAATAATGTTTATAAGTTTGAAAGGAGATAAGTGTGAGCGATGATTTTGTTAATGGTAAAGGTCTTAGGTTAAACGATAATAAACCTAGAATAGATTTAGTGCCTTCTTCTGTATTGTATGAAATTGCAAAAGTTTTAGAGTATGGAACTAAAAAATACGAGGAGCATAATTGGAGAAAGGGTATGAAATGGAGCGTTCCTTATGCTTGCGCAATGAGGCATTTATTAAAGTTTTGGGAAGGTGAAGACGTTGATTCTGAAAGCGGAGAATCTCATTTAGGTCATGTTCTTTGTAATATATTAATGTTAATTGAATATTCTAAAATATGTACTAATTTAGATGACAGATATAAAGGTCCAATGGTTAATTATAAAGATTATGAAAATGAAGAAGTGTAGAGTATGTGAAAAATTTAAAGATTTAGATGAATTTTACTTTAGAAAAGATTCTAATTCTTATCGAAAAGATTGTAAAATATGTGTAAATAGACGTACATGTGCTTATTCTAAGGAAAAAGGTTATGACTATAGTAGCAGGAATACACATTATGTTAGAAGGTACGGAATAACTGTGGAAGATTTTGGGAATATTTTAAAATTACAAGATGGAAAATGTGCAATATGTAATGAATTAGAAACATGTACTACTAAAAAAAGATTACATGTTGATCACTGCCATGTTACTGGAAAGGTTCGAGGTCTACTGTGTCATAAATGTAATGCAGGACTTGGAAATTTAAAAGATTCTTTAGTTACTTTGGAGAATGCTTCTATATATCTATTAAACTATATACACTGGTTACAAAGTGATTTAAGTTTAAATATTGTAGATAGTCATGTATTAGATGATCATATGAAAGAATTAGAAATACAAGGAAAATTTGATAACAAATAGGCGTTAAAGCCTGTAATCGCTACAAAGGAGATTTTATGAGCGAAAATAATTCAAGATTTACTAAGAAAGCTGGACAAAGTGACTTAGTATTTATTAAGCCTGCAGATTTAGCTAGAGCTGATTTTAAAGGCGTAGCTGCTGAAGGAATTCTTTTAGGAACTCAGCCGAATGGTTTGAATGATAAAGTTTTAGACTTTATCATTCAAGCAGATGCTGCGTTAACTGTAAAAGGTATTGATAAAAATGGTGCTGAGTATGTTAGAAACATTAAATCTGGAGATACTATTTTAGTTAATGGTGCTGGAAATTTAGGTTTTTTAATGAAAGAAGTTCAGCCTGGTGGATTGTGTCAAATTACTTATAATGGTAAGATTGATTATACTCCTAAGGGAGCTAGTGAAGCTAAGAAAGTACATAATTTTGAAGTAATGGTTTAGATTGAATAATCTGTGGTTTTTAGAATTTAGTCCATAGTTTGCAAAAAAGCTAAATCAAGTCTTCTAAAGACTATAAAGATACGACGTGTATAGCTAACGATAGTGCTATTAGGCGTAACCTGCCTTGTAAAGTTTAAATGACTCAATCATTCCTGAGGTGTAAAATCCCACTGAGTAAAATATCAGGTGTATCGAAGTGGTTAGGTTGACGAGCTATCGTCTTTTTAAACTGGAGATAAAATATGAAAATTAGCGAATATTTAGAATTGATGGATAGATGCAGAGAAGATGCTGAATATTATAAGGTTTATAGTATTAAAACATCTGGATCACATGCGGAGCATTTACATTCTAGATACTTGGAAATAAGTAGACAACTTGATAAATTACAAGATGGATTTCTTAATATAAATATAAATATAACTGAAGAGGATTTTAAATGTTAAAAAATTATAAGATTATAGATAGTCTTGGTGTTTTTAATGAGGCTAAGCAGCATATATTGGATTCTGAACTTATTGCTTTTGATACTGAAACTACTGGTCTTAATACTCGAAAAGATAAAGTTATTGGTTATAGTTTTTCAGGTAGTGAAGGTGTTGGTTATTATTTACCGTTATATGAATGGAAGGATGAGGAGTTGAAATCTATTGATTCTTTAAGTGATGAGAATTTACTTCTTATGCTTTTAACTAAAAAATTAATTATGCACAATGCTTCTTTTGACTGTAGAATGATTAAGAGTAATTTTGATATTGATTTAGTTCCTAGTTTATATTGTGATACAATTCTGTTAAAGCATGCGGTGGATGAGGAACGACCTTTTGGTTTGAAAGATATTGCTAAGAAGATTCAAGATAAAATTGGTTTAGACGTTGAAAAGTCTGCTAATGAAGAGCAGATTGATATGCTTGAATCTATTAAGGCTAATGGCGGTTCTGTTACTAAGGATTGTTATGAGCTGTATAAGGCTGATATGCGTAAGATTGGTATTTATGCTTGTGCTGATACTGATTTAACTTTGAGAATTTTTAATTATTATAGTAAGATTTTAAAAATAGAAGGGTTGGAAAAATTCTTTTATGTTGACGAAACTATGCCTCTGTTGAAAGAAGTTACTATTCCTATGGAAAGCGGTGGAATTCCTGTAGATGTTAAGGCGTTAGAGACTGCTAAGATTGATATTGAATCAGATATTGAAAAGTTAGAAGAACAAATACAAAAAGCTATTCAACCGAATTTAGCTAAATTTGAAGAATGGTATTTAAATTATAAATTTCCTCCAAGACGTTCCGGAGAATTTGCTCAAGCACTTGCAAGAGTTAAGAACTTGAATCTTCCTTTGACCGATTCCGGTCGATTCAGTCTATCTAAATCCAGCTTAGAGCATCTAGATTCAAAATGTCCCTATCGAGACTTTCTTCTCGGTGGGGACTACCTATCTGATGAAGATGTGGAGTTATGTCAGCGAGATATGTTTAGTAATACTGGTGAGAAGTATATGTTTATGCTTTCTAGTAAACATCATCTTAAGAAGCTGTTTTTTGAGATTTTAGGAGAAGAGCCTATTAGTAGAACTAAGAAAGGCAATCCTCAAGTTGATAATTTATTTTTAACTATTAATAAAGATAAGTATGAATGGGTAGGATTGCTTTTAGATTATAATAAGCTTTGTAAAATTAGAGATAGTTATATTAATAGATTTTTAGATAAGCATGAAGAAGGTATGTTTTATCCAAGCTTTTTTCAGCATAGAACTATATCGGGAAGGTATGGTGGAGATTTAATGCAGCTCAGTAGACCTTATGATAAAAAAGACTTAGATGAAGGTAAGGTTTCTGAAGTAGTTTATAAGTATACTAATATGATTAGAAAGTTTTTTATTTCTGGAAAGGGATTTCTTTTTTGCGATGCTGATTACGAATCTTTAGAGCCTCACGTTTTTGCTCATGTTAGTGGGGATCAGAAATTAAAAGATATCTTTATAAAAGGTCATGATTTTTACTCTACTATTGCTATAGATACAGAATCTTTACAAAATGTTAGTGCTGATAAAAAAGCTTCTAACTATTTAGGAGTTGTAAACTCATCTAGAAGGCAAAATGCTAAGCCTTATGCTTTAGGTATTCCTTATGGAATGGAAGATTATGCCCTTCATAAAAAACTTGAAATACCTCAAGAAGAAGCTAGAAGACTTATTTCAAACTACTTAAATGCTTACCCTGAACTAGCTAAATGGATGGATAGAAGTAATCAGCAATGTAAAGATTATGGTCTTGTTAAGACTGAAGCAGGTAGAATAAGACATATGCCTACTGCTAAGAAGATTTGGTACGCTCACGGAAGTATTATTTTAGACTCTTTAAAATTGTGGAAAAAATATCATGAAAATCCTAAGAAATATGAGCAGATGAAGTATTTACGTAAGCAAATGGTTAATTATTTAAATAATGCTAAGAACTTTCAAATACAAAGCTTGGCTGCTTCTATTACTAATAGATCTGCTATTGCAATAGCTAGAGAAATAAAAAGACAGGGTTTAAATGCTTATTTATGTGCTAATGTTCACGATCAGCTTATAGTTAGAGTATCCGAAATAGATGTTGATAAGGTTGCTGGGTTTATGGAATTTTTAATGTGTAATTCTTATACTATTTCCATACCTTTAAAGGCTCCTGTAGCTATAGGAGATAATTTTTATGATACACATTAAATTTAAAGAGAATCAAGAGTTAATTGCGGACGATATAGGTTATTGGGGACCAAAGTATAATCATACAAATGTTAAGGTTACTTCTTGTCAGCATCCGTTATATGTTGTTAAGGCTTATGACGGTTCTTCTTATTCTGTTCATTGTGATATGTTAGTAACTATTGATGATTTTTATGATCAAGCTAGTGGTAGAGCTGCTTTTGATGTACCTGATATTCCTAAAGAATTGAGTATTAAATGTCAGTGTGGTACTTCTTCTGTATACGGAGATTCTGTAGGTAGTGATGCTCATAGTCATTGGTGTGATGTTTATAAGAAAAAGGATTAGTATGAAATATTTTATTAGGTATTTAGTAGATATTTTAGTTGAATTTTTTAGGCAGTTTTGGTATAAATTTAAAGTTGAAGAATTGAAGAAAGAAGTGAAAGTAATAGAGGAGAAAGTGGATGAAGTTACAAAAGAAGCTGATAAGCATGTTAGCGATTTTAAGTCTGAATATAAGCTGTATAAGTCTAGAAGAGACGAACTTAAAGCTAGATTCACCAAGTCAAGGAGTAAGAAGAGTAGCGACGGAGAAAAGGGAGATAGCTAGTTCTGATTGTGATGTTGTGCTTGAGAAGTGTAGTAAAGCTGTTGAAAGACAGGAGATTGTTATAGAGCATCAGAAGAAATTGATTGACGGTCAAAAATTAGTTATTAAGACTGTTGAGGCTGAAGTGGAAAGAAGTCATAAAGCTACTAGGAAAGTTGCTGTTGGTGGTATTAGTGTTAGTAGTTTGTTGTTATTATTGTTGTTACTTTAGGAGTTAAGTATGCAGATTAAAATTAGACATGAACAGTATAAAAGAGCTATTCAATTTGCTAATGATAGAATAGATAAATCCAAAGCTTTATATAATTATCGCGGAGAGAGTAAAGTTAGTAAAATGATTGAAGATATAGTAGTCGGAACTGTTGGAGAGTTTGCTGTTGCAAAGTATTTGCGACAACAGGGGCTGGATTGTTCTAGACCAGACCTGAAGATTTATGAAGCTAAAAGGAAAAGCTTTGAGCAAGACTTGTTAGCCTTGAAAGTACTTCAAGAAGATCCTATAAAATGTAAGCAATTTAAAATTCATGTTAAAAGTCAATCTGTAGCTTCTTCTAAACGGTATGGTAATTCTTGGTTGTTGCAAAAAAGTGATAAAGTTACTAAAGATCCTGGAAATAATGAGTATTATGCTTTTACAGAAGTTGATGGATTAAATGTTACTATACTAGGAGTAGTTAAATGCAGTGACGTTATAAAGCATGGGCTTTTGTCTGAATGTAAGGTTCCTTGGTATAGAGATACTAAGCATGCGTTATATTGGATGGATTTTGAAGAGAAGTTAAGTAAAAAACAGCTTAGGAGGTTGTAATGCAAATAAAAATAATTAGAGCATCAGGTAATCCGGTTGATGAAGCTAAAAGAAATGAAAAAGAAGCTGAGTTTAAAATGTGGTTTGATAAAATTTGCGATAAGTACGGTAAATACGGAGAAACTACTATTAAAATGATGGATAGGTTAGATGCTTACCAGTTACGTAAGTATAATGATTTATCTGTTGATGAAGTTACTATGCCTGAAAATAATAAAGAATGGAAAGAGTTGATGGAAAAGTATGGTAATATTATGGTTACAAGTGCGGTTGAAGCTAATGAGTTTGTTGAAGCTGGAGATGTTATTTTTGTTATTAATGATATGATGTTTTAGGAGTTTTATATGAGAATTAATCTAGTACCTATATTTTTACCTATAGCCATAGGGTTGTTATTCGGAATAAAAGCTGCAGCTATATGTTTGCTAATTCAATGTATGTTAATAGCCTTTAATTAAGTTTCAAATCCATTCTTAACTATTTCTATAGTTATTTTTATTTCAAAGCCTTCATTACTGGAGGCTTTTTTTTTGCTTGAAATTTCAGAAATGTAGCGATCATCGATGTTAAGATTTTTACATCCAAACGGGGAATCTAGTTTGAAGTATTTAGGGAAAAATAATAAATCTATGATAGGCTTTTCTATGTTAGATCTGTCGAAATCACGAGCTGAAAGTTTCCCGGTTTTTGTATAGAGTATGCTTTTAGGTACGTAGGTTTCTATATGTACTATGTAAGCGTCTGTAGCCTCTATGAAGCCTTCTCGAAGCTCTTCAAGGGCTTGAATGTTTTCTTCTGTGTCTATTTTATGAAAGAATTGATTTGCCCAGTCTTTGTATTTCATAGTAGTGTATGATCTATTTCTACAATACATATTGTTTAGTGAGAAGGCTTTAATAGGGATGGTGATTGTTTTTTTCATGAAGAAAGTGCTGCAGACTTGATATCTGCAGCGAAGGGTTCCTTATTTTTCTTTTTTAGTTTCTAAAGCTGATTTAACTTTAGCTACTAGAGCGTCATCTACTGTGTTTTCAGTCTTTTTAGCTAGTTTTTCTAGTAAGAATACAACTACTTCTTTGACGAATGATTCTGTAAGCAGTGCTGATAATAGTGATTTTCCGATTGATTTTGCGATTTCCATAGGTTACTCCTGAATTAAGGTTTCATACTCTGTTTGGTTGTTATTATTTATATCTTTTTTCGATAGCTGCTCTGATTTTGGCTTTTTTAGATTCTACTTTAGATTTTCCACTGCCTAGTGAGTTAACTGGATTATTCTTTCTAGCTGCTGCTAATTTTTCTTTGATAGATCCGCCGTTTTTCTTTTTTAATTTAGCTCTAACTCTTGCTTTCATACGTTCTACCATTGCTTTACCTTTTGACATATCCATGCTTTTTTTCTCCTTAGATGTGTATTTTTGCTTTAAAGCTGATTTAAAGTTTTCTATGTTTAACACTGTTTAATCTCTTTTATATGAAATAAATCCACCTATACGTACTGATAAGTAATAGCAATATGCTAGAGGGTATTTTATGTATTTAAGTAGTTTTGACTTTTTTGCTTGTTTTAACATGTGAGTTAGAAATCTGTTGTCAGCTTCTGACTGTGTATATTTGTCTGTTTCATAATCTAGGTCGTGAATTCTGCATGAAGCATTGAATGGTATTGATAGTATTTTCCTAATAACTTTAGGAAACCAGAATGGACCTCAATAATCTTTACGCACTAAATACTCCTATTAAATACTGTCTGATTGTTGCTCCTTTTAAATCTTCGGGAGTTGCATCTAACCAATAGTTTGTAGCAGATATAATATCTTGAACTATCTGCAATGAACCTACTTGCTCATATATTTCTAAAGAATATTTATGATTTACTATAAAAGATCCTCCTTTACTTAATAAGCTTTCAATATCCTCGTTAGGATAAGACATTTGAAGTAAGGCTATTACTGCTGCTTGTGCTGATTCGGATATTGTTTTACGCCTGGCTTTAAGTAGTTTAACTTTTTGACGAGATGTAGGCTTTTTAATTTTGTTTACAGTCATACCAATTGTTCCATCCTCATCATAGTAATGAATAGCATAATCTATCTTATCTACTAATGTATCAGGTCCATAATTATATGTTATATCTACTTCTACAACTAATTCTGTCTTATCTTCATCTCCGTAATATAACTCTGTTGTTATGTATCCATTAGTTATGACTTCATCATATATAAGATTTGGAATACATTGTTTTTTAAAGTCTGCAGTTTTTATAGGATATACTTTTGTATATCTTTGTAGTCTTAGTTCCATTATAATACTACCTCCGGTAAAATATACTCTATAAACATGGTTATCCTTAATTGCCTATTTGCTGTAGTTGATCCAGGTACAGATCTCATCATTAAATGCAAGTCTCCGTTGTTTACAAAGGTATAATCCGCTAGAGGAATTTCAAACCCTGACATATCGTTAGCATTTTTTGCTCCTGCGTCTAAATCTACTGTAATGTTTGCTTCAGGAATATCGATAGCTCCAATTTCTGCGTTCGAATCTATAGGATTATCCGCCAATAGATCTACATCATGCACTCTAGCATAAGTCTCTATAGAATCGATATCGTTAGAATTACCTCTTACTTTTACGAATATTCTTTTTAGTATAGATCCTGCCGGGAACATCATACCTAGTCCGTCCCAGTCAATATTAGGCGTTGCGTTATTTCCTAGATCTAAGTCCCAGTCTTGTAGGTTAGGACCGAAGTTTGGATCTGACCAACATGCCCATTCGTCGTCATTATCTATTTCAAATCTTCCAGATATGGTTATTATTTTTCTACTTAATAAAACTTGTTTATCGTCACTTACAGTTTCTCTTAATCCTATTATTTCTTCTAAATTAGTGTTAGCAATTAATTCATCTTCTCTTTCTGAACCTGCTAAAGCTTTAAAGGTTCTTCCTTCTGAATCTTGATATATTTTATATAATAAAGGCATTAAGGTATCCTTTTTAAAACAAATAAAGCTCTATGCACAGCTGCTTCTAAATTAGCTGCTCCTCTACCTGAAAATTCTAATATAATTGTATTTAATCCTTCTGGAAGATTTACAATTAGCTTACCGGAGTTATTTAAAAATTGATCAGTTCTAGAATTTGTAGTAGCCGGTCCTTCTACTCCTCCTGATATTATAGGTAATACTACTCCAGGTCCTCCAGAATCTTTAGGTTCTATGTGTAGAGGGTATATGTCAGTACCGTTTACTTCCAAATGAGCTTCAAAATTTAATGTAGTATTATTCATGCTAAATATATATGAAAAATCTAATAAATAATCTCCGGCATCTTTAATATTATAAACTACTGTTAGGTATGGTTCAAATACTCCATTTTGTTGGTTTATTATACCGTCTGTTCGTTCATTTACTTGGTAAAAATCTCTCCACCATTCTAAATCAGTGCCTGCTGCATTCTGTCTTAATGTATATATGCAGTTAGCCTCTGAAGTAGAAGGTACAGGGCTATCTGCAAGATCGTCTATTTGTCTTGTATCTACGTAATTTTTAGTGGCTGCGTCTTGCGGATCTACAGGGTCAAGTAGTTCCTTAACTCTAGCTACTCCGTTCATTAATATGTCAACAAAGAAAGGTCTACTCATTAGCTAGACGGTCCTAAAAGCTCTACTACAACTCCTGCAAGAGTTGCGTTGGATGTAAGTACTCTTTCATTAGCATTAGCTGTTTTGTTTATACATACTTCTATTTGCGCTCCAGTAGAATCGTATACTTCGATGCTGTGAATATCTGAAACTATAGAAGAAGATACTGTAAGACCTGTATCAGCTACTAAAGATACTGTTTGCCTATCGGCAACTGTATTTCCTAATAAAGTATCATCTAGATTTCTTTGAATTCCAAGCCAGTTGTTAGGATCTGTAGCTGTTCCGCCTAAGAATTCTAATTTATCTCCTATGCTAAGTAAATCTGCACCTTGAATACCTGTAATAGTTCCTGCGTTTGTTACTACCCATTGATCTCCTACATGTAATGTTGTTAGGTCGCCTTGAGTTTTATCTGCTACTGTTGGAAGGGCTCCAGGTGCTGCATCAAAAGCTCCTTGAGATCTTTCTAACATGTTAATTTGATCAGTAACCCAGGTTTCGCAGGCTATGTCGCATATTACTCCGTTTAGGAATATTCTAGATTTATTATCTGTTGAGTTATGCCATTGTTGACCTTCTACTGGAGAGGCTGGATCTGCTGCTAATACTTCAAATCCACCGTTTTTGATTGATGATGATTGAGTTAAATCAATGTTACTGTAAAATTTCTTGTCTGCCATTACTGTACTCCTTCTACTTTTATTAATACGTTATTTATATTTATCGACGAACATGTTTGTAGTTCTAATGTCGTTGGGTTTAATGTGAAACTTAATTCTATGTCATTTCCTAATGAATCAAACGCTTTATAATTGCACACATCTGTAGAGAATGTATGAGGAATTATCTGATTTATATCTGCTGTAAGATTTAGTACTAGGTTTTGACATTTTACAGCGTCTGTTGTATCAAACTTATAAGGTAGATCATTCCATGTATCTGTTCCTGTTCCTATCTTTACTCTGCATGAGTCTATTTCGTATCCAAATTCTCCTTGAGCTAAAGTCGGATTTGATGTTGTCCAGTTTACTGCTAAGTCTCTTCTAATTTGGATTTTATCAGCCATTATGAAGCTCCTCCACCATCAAAGCATTGTTCTGGTAGAAATACTGAGTTTGCGAATCCTCCGTCTAAACATTGATCTGTATTTGATAGTTGCGCTATAAGATCTAATGCTGCTTGAACGTCTGTAGCTGATAATCCTGATAATGTATTATCGTAAGTTACTTGAGATGCTGAACAGTTGCATTCTGACGAACCCGTTCCATCTCCGTGATTGTTAACGGTTATTCGAGATTGTATAGGATTTGAAGATCCTGTTTTTTGTTTATTTATATCTGACAAGATGTAATATCCTTTATACTAAATATTTATAAATTCCTGCTGCAATGGCACATACTATTGGAGCTGCTTTTATTGTAAATTTTACTATTGCTTTTATTTGTATCTTAGTCTTTTCTAGTTCTGATAGATCGCTTCTAAACTCTTTTTGTTCTATTTCTAGAAGCTCTGTTCTTCTCATATGTTCTTCTAGGTTTTTTTCTTGTTTTATCAGAGTTTTATCTACTGCGTCAAGTTTATCGTCTGTTGAGGATAGTTTATCTTCTATTCTGTCTAGTTGGTGAATAACGTGTTGCAGTAGATCTTTCATATTAACTCTTTATTCTTTTTTTAATGGCTTCGATCATTGATTTCTTTTTCTTCTTTTTGAATTTTCCACCAAAATTGATCGCTTCTGCTAATGATTTCTTATTTTTTTTCTCAGAGTCTTGTTTGTTTTTGTAATTCATGTTTAATCCTTATTTATTTAATATAGATAATGCATCTTCTTTAATTTCTTCAGTTATTATTGTAGATGTTTCTAATGTTGTTATTAGTGTTATTGCTTTTCCTACTTGTATTTTACTGAGTGCTGTAAAAATAGCTTCAGTAGCAGTTTCTAAAGAATCTGAATCTTCTTGAGTAATGTTTAAATTCTTCAAATGACCTGTGAATAATCGTAATACATCTTTACATTTTTCTTCTTCTAATTTTCCAGCTTCTATAAGAGTTTGTTTAAATTCTTCACGTTCCTGTAAAGCTTTTACTTCTTGCCATTTTTGCTCTAAATCTTCTAATTTAGTTATGTCTTCATCATCTATAATTTGCTTTAAAAGAATACCTTTATTATTAACATTCATTTTAAAATGATTAAAAACGGCTTGAATATCTGTTATTGCATTAAATCTATCTTTAATTTCTTGTTCCATTATGATAACCTCGTAAATAGTAATTGTCCAAAAATATTCGGTTCTGATGCAAAATTATGAGTAGATCCTAATCTACCTGCAGTTTGGGCTCTATTTTCAATTTGAATTTCTGTAGTTGATGTTAAAGTTATAGTTCCTATAATTAAAACTGCTGATTCGTCTCCAGAAGGTGATGCGCCGATTCCAATATTAGATGTTAATAATGTTGTAGAATTAGTTATGTCGAATAACCTTGTTAAAGTTCTATTAGTTCTAAAATGAGCTTGATTTCCTACTACTGAATATGTTCCTGCAGGTAATGTAAGTATGTTTGTCAACGTATCTAATGTTCCGAAATCTCCAGTTAATGTATTATACGGCATAGCTGCGAATGAACCTACTGATGCGCTTACTGCGTTTAATCCTAAAGCTGCGGCTGTTGGATCTTCCCAGCTCCATCTAGCTGTTTCAGTTGTGGTAGATGCTGAAAATTGTACCCATGCCCCGCTTAAGAATTGCCATAATCCTGCTGCACGAACTGTTCCGTCTGCAAATTGTAATTGCCCTTCAATTGGAGAAACTGGATCTGCTGATTGAGGGATAAGATTTAAAGTATTTTGAATTGATCCTGTTCTGATCCATACTGTTCCGTTGAATTCCCATAATCCTTCTGTTCTAGATGTTCCGTCTGAGTAGAATAGTTGACCTTGAACTGGTGATGTTGGATCTGCTGCTAATGGGTTTAGTTTTAGGTGATCTACTAGTGATCCAATAAATTCGAAAGCTCCGTTTTGATATTTATATACTCCTTCTGTATTTGTTGTTCCGTCATCGTAATAGATCATGCCTTCAACAGGATTAGCTGGTGCGGCAGATTGAGGTGTTAATGTGTTGGTGTTGAATTTAGGGTTCTTACCAATAAAAGCCATGAAAATTCCTTGTGCTTATAGAGTTTTATCTCTGTTGGTTTATAGTATAGACCAGTTAGATCCATTAAATATATATGTTTTTGATGCGTAATCTGAATCTATAATATCTGATACTTGTCCATCTATAGTTTCCGATCCTGCTGTAATTACTGTAATAGGATTTGTATTTGCCGATCCTGTTGAATCTTTAATTCTTATGTAAAAGTTTGCAGATGCTGTTGGAGGTAGAGTTACTTCTACTGCTGCTGTAGTATCTATTAAATACGTTTTATTTGTTTCTGCTGTAAAATCAGAACTTTCCTGCTCTATTGCGAATTGAACGTTATTTACGAAATCCGTTACTAGGTCTACAGCTTCTTGTTGACTTAGTACTCTGTCAAGTATTTTAGGTAGTGGGTTTACTTTAAATGTCAATATCAGCTCCTTGTTACAGATGATACTCTGTTTTCTGTATCATAGGTTATTGTTAGAGTTGCTACTGTCATTCCTGCTAATCCATATACTACTGTTTCTACCTGTCCTACACCGTTTCCTGAGGCAACGTATGTAAGAGCAATAGAATCGTGTGCGTCCGGTACTAAGTCGGCTGCAGATTTATCATTTAATGATTCTAGTGCTGTTGTGTGAAGATCTAATTCAGTGTTAACATCGGTTAATTCTGTTG